CCAGCTATTTTCACAAACCACTGAAAATGAAAGAGAGGATAATGGGAGTGGAGGTGGGCGGACTCGAACCACCGAACTCATAAGAGGACTGGGTTACAGCCAGTTGCAATTGCCACTATGCGACACCTCCAAAAACCTGACTATTTTCTACAAACCGTCAGGCAAAAAGTCTTATTATGAAAAAATTACCAAAGAAAATTGTCAAGTGACCGAGGTGGAAATCGAATCCACAAGTCCAAAATGGACATAGCATTTTAAGTGCTACGCGTTTACCTATTTCGCCACTCAGCCATTTCTTTATTATTCTCACGAACCATAAAGAATAAATGCCATGTCAAGAATAATAGAAAATGACATAAAAACAGTCTGAACAAAAAGTTGTGGAGATGGAGGGAATCAAACCCTCGTCCGTACAATCGAAAAAGTCAATTATTCACACGGTTTGTTTTATCCGTTACATCTTCGGGTTGTCTTTTGCAAAAAGTCACTTAAAACAAAGGGCCGACTAGATGCCAGCGATCCACCAGCTATTTAAGGATAACTCCTATTTTCAGCAATTCTGTTTCAAGGTCTGTTGAACACCCATTTACTTATGCGGCAGCTCTATAAGCTACACGAGAAGTAAAAGGAACAATTTTGTTATTGTTGCCAGTTAATTGTTGTGCATATTAGGATGCCTCCATCCGTGAATTGAATTCGTCTAACCATACGTCAAACTCAATCATCCCCATGCGGCCCCAGATGGATTTGAACCACCGACCATCACGTTAACAGCGTGCCGCTCTACCAACTGAGCTATAGGACCAAATACTCCTGTTCACCATCTGACCATCCCTTTTTTGGCGATGATTGAGGATTTGAACCCCACAAGAGTAAAAATTATACCGATAGATTACCCTGCTCGGTACCACACCGCCAGCATACGTTCTGGAAACAACGACACTTCTAAGCAATTACCGGTTAACTTAACTTTGGTAAGTGGTTGTCTGTCTTCGATTCCTTGGCCTTTGGACTTATGGGCTTCGGGGTAGACTCGAACTACCGACTCTAAGGCTCTAGCCAACTGAGCTACCGAAGCCGGACGGAGAGCTTATACCTTGAAAATCTTCGCAAACGATTTTATTGAATTTTCATTGTTTGTTTTCAAAGAAGATAAATCAGAAATCTCAGCTTGCAAGGTGACAATTTTTTCTTTACGGCCAGCTATTGCAACATCAATTTCGGTGTTCAACTGCTCCAAATCTTGTTTGGCCTGAGAGAACATATTCATAATATTCTCTCGCCTGGCTTTAAAACTTTCCATATAATGTGTTTTGAATATAATTTTAATACCTTACGCCTCTCCCTCCAGCATCATCATCAAAATGCTGGAGGGGCTGCGTTGTTTTTATTATGAAGAAAAAAGTTCCCAATATGTCAAAGACCGTTATTTAGTTGCGGAGGCCCGACTCGAACAGGCGACCTCTAGATTATGAGCCTAGCGAGCTACCAACTGCTCCACTCCGCGATGTAATTAAGAATAAACTTATTGATCACATTTAGTTTTATTTTTACATGTTAAAATTTGCATTATTGTGTTGATAGGTATATTTCTGTTTATCATTCCAAGAAGTTTCTTGTAAGGTACATTATATTTTTCTGCTAATTGTGAAACAGTCAACCGTTCATTATTGAATATAACATATTTACAACTTCTTCGATTGTTGTTTTGGTTCTTCATATTTACCCATCTACAATTGCTGGGATCGTAATTTCCATTAGGGTCAATTCTATCTAATGTGTCTAACTTGGAAGGTTCTCCCATATCTTCTTTAAAAGCAAAATAATCATGCCATCGTTCACATACTGTAACGCCTCTTCCTCCGTAATAATGGTAATAAATAAAATTTGGATCTTCACATCGTTGTAACATTGCGCGCCAAATCCTATAAGACTTGGTTTTAGTACAATGAAACCTGGGATTCCGGCTGCGGATTTGAGTTAAAGATTTGCTAGCCTGATCTTGCTGATAACAACCACAACTTTTTGTGTGTCCGCTCAATAAATCTGTACTTACTACAGAAACAATATTACCGCAGTCACATTGACACCACCATCTTGTCCGTTTACGACCTTGATATACTGTCAAATCTCGTTTTATGACTGTTAATCTTTCAAACCTCTGATTAGTCAAATCTTTTAATTTACTCATATCACTTTCGATTAAAATCAGCCGGAGTTTCACCCCAGTTTTTATTATCCCAATGTCTTACTTCAATTGTATCAACATCCCATGCTAATGCTTTTAAGAAAATTTCTGCCTTTTGTAATTCTTTGCATTTTTTCTTGGATGCTGTTTTTTTATTATTGAACCAAGCAATTGCGGTTTGGCTGTCCGTATATATAACACGTGGATGATAATCATTCTCGATAATGTATTTTGCCGCTTCAACTACACCTAAAAACTCACCAATATTTACTGTTTTATTACCTAAATTCCGATAAAATATTCGTTGGCCAGTTTTCAGATCAATACCTTGGTATTCTGTAATTTTGTTTTTTACAGAATGTGCAGCATCGGTAGCAATTCCGTCAATTGGAATATGTATCATATTTAAAATCTACCAAAATCGTGTAGGAACAGGCATCGGGTACAAACCTCCATTTTTAGCAGGCTGGAGTTTTGTTATTACAGAAGCGTTTACCCAGAATTTACATGGAATTTCGCCTGTAATCAATGCCAATCGAATTGTATCATAATACGATTTACGTCCTTGTGCCTTAATACAAGCCTTTTTACGTTTTCTAGGTAATTTAGGCTTAATGCTTTTTATTCGGCGCGACATAATAACCGTCGTTTTTAAAAGTTGTAAGTAAAATATTGGCTGTTCTTCGGAAGTCTTCTACTACCTGTAAAAGATTTTTTATATCTTTTCGATTTTCCAAAACTGAAATCACACCTTCTATAGTTCTTACAGTGTCTTTTCTACCGTCCATTGGGTCGTATTTGATAGTCTTATTACCAAATTTAACTTCAACATTGTAAACAGCATTTTTAACCACGTTTGTATAAATTTTGGCTTCAAAAGCATGTGGCTCTGCGGAAACAACAATAAATCCTGCATTTTTATTTTTCATCGGAATCATTTCCACATCATATAACACCCCAACTTCAATTATCGGCGATAGTTCATGGGTAGCAACGCATACTTTTTTAGGTTCACTCGCGTCTTCTCTTACCCCTTTTATACAACCATTTTTAGTGTTGATAGACACAAACCCAACCCAAGAGCCTGTGCGTTCTGATTTAATGAATTTCAGTTTTGTTTTAATCTTTTCCATATTTATGATATTGTTTGTTATCAAATAAAAAGCCTCGTTAATCTTTAAGACTACGAGGCAAAGATACTATATTGTTTTTAAATAGATACTCATTTTAATATCTTTTTTATATTTAAGTCATTGTAAATCAAGTATTTATATTATTCAAAAATTAACTAATATAGCTATTATAAATAACTATCTATCAACGTTTTGGACAAATCATTATTATTGTATCGAATATATTAATAATCAGCTTCCATATCATCTAAAATTTGTTTCACTTTTGGGATGGCAAATTCTCCATTAGCGTTACGATATTCTATGATATGCACTGATAGTCCTGTGTCTTGAAGTTTTTGAAGTACATCCATCAGTTTGTTTTCAGGAAAGCGATACATAGAATTTCTGTCTTGATGTTCTGTGCCAGGTAATAGTATTTCCCATAGACATAAAGCATCATCTAAATAAGTTTCGTAGTTTTTACCTACATGAAACAAAATTATACCTGCGTATTCTTTCTTATAGAATTGATACGCTTCAATATGAAAACCTTTCATCATATAACTATAAATTTATTTGGTGAGCAATACACCTATCGCATAGGCCATCGTTCCGGATAAATATAGTTTGCGATAATTGAGTACCACAATTCCGACAATAGCACATGCGCTTAGGCTTTTGTTTAATCACATACTGAATTTTACGTTGATTGACGTTATATACACCAGACAACTTTTCAATAATTTGTTTCTCAGTAAATTGTTTTGTTTTGACTAATTTCCAATAATCATGGAATATCAATTTATCTCTGGCAGCTTTTTGATCCAATATTCCCTGGTCTCTTAGAGCTACAATATATGGATAGGGAATATGGGTTATATCTGCTATTTTCTGAGCATACAAATCATATATCCGAGCAACACTCATTTTTTGACAATAATTTTAGTTTGTAATACAATGGATTTTGAATTTTCAATTTCGCATATTAAGTTAAACGCATCTTCTAAAAGTGATAACATGATACGGTTACTATCTTCGTGGGACATGTTTTTCCAATCAATATCAAGTTGTTTCGCAATTTCCATTGCTGGCTTATAAAACTCATTATTTTCTGGAATATCTGTGACATTGTATATTTCATCACGCCTTCGATCGAACAGCAGGCTACTCAGTTTATAGTAACGAAAAAACGCTTCCAGAGTCTTTTGTTTATCTGGAGGCGTAATGTTGGTATTCTTTTTGTTCATATTTGGATATTATATATGGTTTATTTCTAATTTTAAATACTGTTTGTTTAAAATAGAGTGTGGATATTGATCCGGTTAAACTTTCTATATATTTTAAATATATCTCTGAGAAAAATCGAAAGTTTATTATATCTTTGCATATAAATGTATGTAGGCTCTCAGTTTCATACAAATTATCTTGTATCGTCCAATACCAATAAACATGAAATATACGATTTTTAGTATATTATGGCTATTTCCAATATTATTGTTTGGCCAAAGTATTTTTGATTTACAACATCAAAGTGTGATATTAGCTCCTTTAAGAGATAGTTCATACACTCAATCCATTTATACACCTAAAGTAGCGAACAAATGGAACTTTAAGAAAGAATATCGCATAAATACTGATATATATGGAAAACCTATATATATTGATTCTGTTTATACAATTTTTCCAAAATCTAAAAAGAAAAACGCTATCATTATTGACATTAATATAAACAAACAGCAAATTCTGTATCATCTGCCTCTTTATTTTGATAGAACCAAAGAAAAACTTTCTTTTATGTGGCATTATCAAAATACAAATTATGCACTGCTCCATCGTGCAAGTATGTTTGATAAAAATTCATTTTATTCAAAAAATTTTGGAACAATAGAGCAGATAAAATCTACTGATATATTTCTCAGATATTATAATTATGACACCATTCAATGTATAAAATCCTTATATAAGGATTCTGTAATCACTATTGTATTAACTACCAATAATTTATCATTAACCAAACAAAATAAACTACGAAGGTTGATTCTGGACGCACATAGTTTTGAATTTATATTCAAAGGACTGTCGTTTAAAAAAGATGATGAGATTGAATTTTATAAGAATGAAGGGGTATATCCCCTTTGTATAGCTCTCCTGTCTACAAAGACCTCTCAAATATTTTATTTACCTATTGCTACAACAGCTAATGAAGAATGTCCAAATCTAAACGATGTCTTGCATATCATAAAAAGGAAATATGACTCTATTAAACAATTATCTATATATTCGGAAAACTTTAAGCCCATTATTAACTCAATTGGCCAACCAATTTATATCAAAAACCCAAACTTGTGGAATCGCTATTCAATAAAATGGTGGTATAACCCCATTAACATTAATCAATATAGCAATAATGCCTTAGAGAGCGAACCTATTAGTTGGGATTCGTTTATTGACTGTGTGTTATGTGATATTACAATACTTCCCAATATTATAAATCCAACCCCTTGGGATTTGGGTAAAGGTCGTATGTCTGACACATTAGGAGCATATCAATATTATGCAAAAATATTGCCCCATCCTTCCAGAAAAGAATACAACAAAGTCAAAAATGACACACTATTGATTCCTATAGATTATCAATCGGTATCGCAACTATGGAACACTAATCAAATTGATTCATTGATTAATATTCGAGAGCATGAAATTGACATGGCAAATCGAGCATTAAAAATGTCAGAAGAATTTAATTTGGCTTATGCTTCATCACAATGGGATGCAAACACGATAGACAAAATTATATATAAACGTCAAGTCAAGTTCGGATATACGACAGAAATGTGTTTAATAGCATATCGAGGGCAAGAGTATAAGGTATCATTTGTTACTCTTCCAATAGGTAGGGCGAAACGATACCACTTCTTAGGCAATGATTTTTCTTTATACTTTATTGAAGATAAGCTTATTGGCATTCAATTTCCTATGAATGATGATATTATTTACGAGTAAAAAAGGTCAATATGGTATAGTTATCGCCTTCTTGGATTAGCACCAAAAAAGATGATAGCTATACCCCACAATATTACCACTCCTATTCCAATGTAGGTATATATCTGACCTAATAAATCTTCATGGTAATCGTGCATAAATATTAGAAATATAGCCAATCCAGAAATGGATAATATACCAGTCCATATCTTGAAGTATTCTTTTTTTGTCTTAGGCCATATAATTTTTTTAGTAACAGGATCTTTTGTATCTAAATCAAATATGGCTATAGCAAATGTCGAATATGTTATCCAAATCAGAATACTAATAAACACCATCATATCAATTATCATTAAGGATTTTAATTTCAACGTCTCCAATCTCTGTTATTTTAAGGAAAGTATCAAGACTCATAACTGTTGCTTTTCTTTCAATATTAGCAATAGTAAGATAAGCAACGCCTATTTTGTCAGCTAATTGACGTTGTGAATATTTATTTGTTCTAAACGTCACCAACCAATCTACCAATTCATCGTAATTATGTAACTTTTTCGTATTATTCAATAAAAGACACGAATCTATTACTCGTAAATAATCAAATATTTTTTTCATATTTGAATTGTTGGTCCCTTTCTCAAATCTACGCAATGTTGGTAATAACATCTTTAACTCAAAAGAAATTGCTGAAGTTGATATACCTGACTCTTGCTTCGCATTAGCCATTAATTGATGAAATTCTTGTCGATTCATAAATACTACATTTGAAAATGAAATACAAATATAATACATTTATATGAAGTATTCAAATATTTTATTTGTTTTCTATAATCTGTTTCTCAACAAAAGATATTACATCATCAATTTTTTGAAATGCTTCATCTATTAAGTCTATATATTCCTGCATTTTATCACCCCTGGGTCCCATTTGGAAACCTTCTGGCATAGCATCATAAGCATCCTGTTCTTCGGATTGAATATCCGAAAGTGTATCTTTAGCTTCTTCAAGTTGCGCTACTACATCATCAAATCTTGCTTTTCGTTCTTTATTCATATTACTTACAATTAAATATTAGTGCCCAGCCGGCTGCGATGACCGGCTAAACGCATTTGGGCTATATTATTTGTTATAATGAGGATTTGGCTTTTGTTCAACCGGACCATCGCCGTATTTGTTTTTATATTTACGGAAATCTACGGTCTTGATTTTTGTGATGATACGTTCACCATTCCTGAATTGTAATCCATGCGGAGTTTTGAGAACCAATCCTTCAGCATCATAATCTTTGTTTTCGGCAATAACAGATTTAAACCCTGCTTTAACATATTCAATCGCTTCTGGAAGGGTCATATATCCAATGAAAGGTACAATTGGAATATTTAATTTACTGGCAATGTCCTGGCAAGCCTCACGGTTTAACCACCAATTGTTCACTTTGACATCAAACAAGATAAAACCAACATCATTTTTAATATAATTTCCCCCTTTCTGGATTTTAGCCCCATATCCTTCTCCGTATAAAACTACCGTTGTTCCTGCGATTACTGTAGGGAAAATTTCCAACCAATTTATTTGACCAAATAAGCTATCCAGTTTCATGGTCAAATGTGTGGGTAATTGTGCAGCTTCAGTACGGCCTTTAATTTTCATCCGGCATTCAATTGGCTCATCATCATATTGTGCTCCAAAATATAATTCAACACGGATGTTGGTTCCGTCAATTTTTTCTGTTGCTTCCCATTTCAAGTCTTTTAAATACTCAAATTCCGGACAAGTAAACATATCAGGAATAATAATGTTGTTTTCATCACGCATAAACAGCGTGTTAATTTTTTGATACTCTGTATTCATATTGATTTATCATTTAATTGTTTAACAATGATCTAAGTTCTGTAAATTGAGGAATTAATGCAGTAGTTTCTGCAAAATTCAAAAAAGGTAATGCTTCAGGAAAATTCTCTTTAATACGTTTGAAAGATTTTAATTGCAACAAAGCATCTGATACTTTCGACATATAATCCCCTTTGTCTTGTTGCAATTTTTTACGTTTGTCTATTAAAACCTTAGCATGTTTATAATCTTCTATTTCAATTTGTATATATTTATTGGAGATAGGGTTAACTATGTTAGATTGAATCTGTCCACCAAATGATGTAGCGAATCCCAAATACTTAGATTTATTGATAAAATATGAGCTATATTCCACTCCCACTGCTAAAATAGGAGCCGGAATATATTTCTTTATTAACTCATCCCCAAATTGACGCTCCGCTTGTTCGGCCAATTCAATTTTCTTATCAAACACTTGGCTAGCCAACTGTTTAGCAGCTTCATCAGCCATTGATCTTGTAACTTGTTTTGCCATAATAATTAATTTTTATGCAACTTTCTTTTGAATAGTAGATAATGTATTACACAAAGCTTCACACAATACTTTAGCCATATTAACTTCAACAGCATTACCGATATACTTTTTCTGTTCTGCCTGAGTGCCAACCAGCACATAAGCATCAGGAAACCCCATGATTTTTTTTAATTCCGGAATTTTCAACATCCTCATTTTAATGTCCATAATTCCATATAAAGCCATAAACTCTTTGATTTTCCTCATAGGTTCTGAATCATTTTCATAAATACAATACATAAAGCCTTCTTTAACCGGAACAATAAAAGGCGGTAATTCACCATCATCAACAGCTTCAATCAAATATGGCGGCATTTTATCCATTCTAGCTATCAATGTAAAACACGGTGCGTCTACAGAACCGCCGGCAGACTGGTATTGCGGATTCATTAGCCATCTATTGCAACTTACCAAATTTTGTTTAGGGGTTGTAGTTACGGCACCGCATGGTTCATGGCAACTTGAAGTTTGCCCACCACCAGAATATTGATTCACAATAAATGTAGAACTAATCAAAGCACATCTGTCTTTTGTTGTCAACGTAGGAGCTGGAGAGTCAACGTCTTTTACAAATCCATTGCCATAATGTACAGAAATAAAAGTATGATGATCTTTAGTAGTAATTGTTCCAGCCGGTTGTTCAACACTTATGTTTTTTCCCATTGGATCTCCACTATATGCTTTAGACAAAAAATTAACATGCGCTAATCCTAAACGATTTTGAGTTGCGACTGTAGGACATGGGGCTTCAATATCTGGTGCTACATATTTACCAGCCTGATTCATAGAATTATATTTCACCAGAAAAGCATCTTTTCCTCCAGCTACAAACTTAATCAGACCAGCGTAAATGCGATTTAACGAAGCATCCACCAATGGTTTCTTGCGGTTAAAAATACTCTTTCCTTCATCACTAAAATCCAAAACATCTTTAACCGGTTTCCAATGTTTTTGCCCCATTATAGGTTTTTTAGAATGTGTTTGTTGGGGGAATGCAATAGGCAAATCTCCTTTTGCAAAAATACCAAAGAAACGTTTTCTGGATGTATATGCTCCATAATCAGCTGCATTTAAGATACGATGGTCAAAGCGATAACCATAAGTTTTTACATTAGCAATCCATCTTAAATAAGAATTGCCCTTATCTTTACTAATTGGCTTTCCGTTTTCGTCAAGATCACCCCAGCTCATAAATTCTTCTACATTCTCTATTTGAATATAATCCGGATTAATAGCTTCAATGTATCGAAACAAATGCTCTGCTAAAGTGCGACTATCAGCATCGCGCGGTTGACCACCCTTAGCCTTGCTAAAATTCGTACATTCTAACGAGGCCCATAAAACGACCAAAGCGTCGGGGTACATTGTACGATATTTCTCTAAATGTGCTGTTAACGGAGCCAACTCTAATGTCCTAATGTCTTCCGTAAAATGGAGTGCATCAGGATGATTTGCTGCATGACTGGCAATAGCGTTTTTGTCGTGGTTAACACAAGCTATTACTTTGGCACACTGCTTATCATCATGTTTTGCCAGTTCTACTCCAGTAGATGTTCCACCAGCACCACAAAACAAATCAATATATAGTAATTGTAAATTTCCCATTATTTGCTATAATTATGCCTCACTTTCTAAGAATTCTGATATATCTTGGTCTGGAAGGTTGAATGTATTTTCATCTAAATAGTAATAAATCTGTTCATCAATCTCCTGGGCTTCACGGGTTGACCAATTGCCCATATCATCTAATAATTGATTTCCCAGGCGTTCAACAGAAACTACAACCGCTTCTTCATCAGGTGTTCCTTCAAAGATGACAATTGATTTTGTAGGATATTCAACACCCTGCCACTCAATATATTGAGGGTGTTGGCAGAATAGCTCCTGTATAAGAGATTTTAATTTATCAGACTGAAAATCGGATTGTTTCATGTGCCAATATGCTTCCCAGAATGTAAATCCTGCTCCACGCAACATTTCTTTAATGATAGTATCAGCAACACCATTACTTGCTGCATCTTGAAGAGCACACCAATAACCTTTGTCAAAGTCTTTTAAAATAGGAAACAATTCTTCGGCCATTGCTGTGTATGAATTTACACAAGATTCTTCCTCAATATCGTCTGATTCATCATTTACAGGAATCAGATTAATAATGGTATTGTTTTTGATAGGAGCATGTACGGAAGTGCATATTTGCATTGTCTTACAATTGCCATCGTTAAGCATGTCCCATTTAACTTTTTCACCTATTTGTATAAAATCATATTTGCTCATAATAAATCAACTTAATCTAAACGATTTGTCCATGCCCGCACTTGTTCTGCTAAATTTTCAGACATTGGGCGTAGGTTATAAAAATATTCCCAATCTATTTCATTCTCAAATCCCGGACAATGATGGGCTACATATTCATAAAATTCATCTCGTTTTCTTTCTGCAAATTCTTCATCATCCTCATCATCTAACATCATAATTTTGGGAGTATTGTTTTCTCGGCATTCCTCTGCTGTTTGATAAAACCTATTGAATTTATTGGCATCATACACATTTCCTTGACAATCAATAAATTCAATTTCTCCTTGATGTATCACACAACCTTTTAAACGTTCTCTAGGCGTTCTGCATATCGGCCTGGATCCATCCCAAAGCCAACCAGAAAACTGAATACCGTTCCAAAGCAAATGCAACAAATATTTCTTTGAAAAATTCTCAATATTTATTTTGTTTAATGCTATTGCATTTCTTTCTTGCGTAGCGTCTTGAACAGTTGTATAAATACTTATATTTGAAGCAACCTCTATTTCTCCTTGTTTGTTGCCTAACCAAAAAATGTGTTGCGTATTCACATTATGTCCACATATACCATCCTCTGTAACTTTTATGCCTCTATATTCAGCTTGATAGATTACGCCATTTCTGTGCATAAACACTCTAGTCCCAAAAGAAACAGGATAAACTGACACATATTTTTCTGTCATACTTATTTACATTTAATTGCTTAATATGTATTTATTGTTTAGAACCAAACTAATATTCTTGGGGTCTCCCAATAAAAATTGAATACTGGAAAAATCTCTTTAAGCGTTATCAAAATTTTCCCAGTTACTTGTTTCAAATGTCTGATTCTGAGAAAATCATTTGTTACCCAGTAATCAATTCCACTTTGAAGGCCAATCTGAGATAGAAGGGCCTTCAAAAAACACTTGATATTGCGTTTTGCGTCTTTTATAGAAGCGGAATTGAATTCTGTATAAACAATACGCTTTTTACGTTTTCGAGTCATTACTTGTTTTGTTCATAATTATTGTAATATTCTCTCCAAATATCCGGAAACTGAAGTACCGCATATTCGGCTAATTCCTGTGTTCTGAAGGAGAGCCGAGGCACGATGCCCCAACCCGAGACGCCGAACACGTAAAGCGCGTTCACGCCACCGGGGGCGCAATCCGAGCCGACTTGAAAATCAACGTCACCACGAACTCCATCACGTTTAATCCAATATATGCCATATCCCTCTTCGCGTTCTTCCGCATCTTTCGTTAATTCCCACCCTTCGTTTAAAGCTTTAGCAATAGCTAAGATTTTCATGTGTGCTATTGCACATTTCATTTCACCTTCATTAAAATGGAAAACATCTTGAATATATTGTTTCAGATTGTCTTCCCATCCAGTAGAAATATCCAATTCATCACAAACATCTTCCCATGTTTTTATCCGATCCATCACGTTTTCTTTGAAGTTCAGGTCTGGGAAAAGATTTGCCAGCATATTTTTAACATCTTCGTTTCCAGCTCTATAAGCTGCCATTACATTACTTTTTTGAATTTCGATTTTTGTTTCCATGTTTACTTCTTTTTAAATTGGATTTTTCCTGATTTGTATAAATTGATTTTTTTATCTCTATATCTTTTTTTGACTTCAGTCCAATACTCTTTTGTATGTTTTTTAGCTGGAGTGCGTACAGGAGGTGTGATAATAGATTGAATCAGTCGTTTGCTGACATTAAACATAGAAGCCAGCTTGCGTTGACTATAGCCTTCACGTGCTAAAATCCTTATTGCTTGTCGTTGGTCTTCAGACAATTTAGCTCGGCCATCATACTTGGTGCCGGCCACTTTTATTGATTCTATCTTTAACGGCATATTACCAACCCAATTGATTTGCAATTTCTTGACACTCACTAAAATGAATGGTGTGACATCCAGCCGTAAGAATATCGTTCTTATAGGAATTGATTTTCCATTGGTGGCCATTTAAGTCAAGAGCTAGGTCATGTCTAAACTCATGCCCATTATGAAAAGCCTGTACTAATGCCCATAACCGTTTGCCTTCCTCCAAACTGATTTTAATATGTTTTGAAGTTTCAATCAGATCGTTTTTAATTCTCAATGATGTGTCCCACCCAAATTTGACCCAAAATTCAGAGCTTGGGTTCCATGTCTGTTTATCGTTTGCTTTCCATTTTTTCAGATTCTTAACATCTTCCTGAAGCAATTTCTTCTTGTTTGCAAGTGCTTGTTTAGCTTTTGCCTTGTTGATTTTTTCGAGCCTTTCCGGTTCTTGCTTTACCACATCAGATCCATAGAATTGAGATATAATATTCTCGATATTTTCATAATTGATTTCGTCTAAAGCTCTAATCAAATTGAATAAATACAAATAACTCGCTGCCTTTTCAGGAGTTTTGGTACAGTTAAAACAAGCGTCAATCGCTCTTTTAGAAGCGTTCAGATATGTATCAATATCAGGCTGCCATACAGGAGGCAGATAAGAATTAACACCCCATTTTTGTTTTTTATTCAATTCCCAAAATTTAATCCATCTGTCAATTTCTTTAATCAGGCTTAATATCTGAGGTTTATAGTCTCTGGATATAGCCTTCACTTCTTTTTGCATCAAAGTCTCAATCTTGACTATCTTATTACAAACAGCTTTAATTGCCTGGGAATATCCATATTGGTATTTGTCACCAATAGTGTTGGGTGTATCAGCACCACTTGTACTGAAAATTGTTGAACCAAAAGGAATGGATGATTTGACAACCCCTTGATGTTTTGATGTGGTGTTAGAATATGAGTTATCGTTTAAGACATACGCTTTCTCTCCACGTTTATTAAATACTATTTGACCACATATAAAATGTGCTCCATAAGAATATATTGTATTGTTATGAAAATAAAAATTATCCTGGGAATTACGCGCTTCTTCCTGAGCTTGATGTGCCCATAAATGAGCGACTTGGTGTATATCTGAAAAAACTGTTCTCATAATTGTTACGCTTTTAAATGAATAGATAATGTTGTTTTATATGGTGTGAATAGTTGTCCATTTTTACCCTTGTTTAACATAAAAGGGCCATCCCAGAAAACTAGGACAGCCCTTTTATAAAGGATGATAACAAACAACTGTTATGGACGATTATATCTTAATCCATCCGTATGGATAAACCACTTCTTCAATTTTCCATTTGGCTTTTTGACTTTTTCTATATCAACTGTTAACCAATGAATAGCACCTTCGCCAAACTTAATTTCAGCTTCAGTCGGGTGTCTCCAATACTCAATTGTTGTTTTTTCTTTATTCATAAATTGTAACTAATTTCATTAACATTAAAATCAGTGTTATACTGGCGATTGTATTCTTCTACACTACATTCAGGAATATAAGAATCACCTTGAAATTCAAATTGTTGTTTATCTAATAAGGCTTTTATATCACCATCACCAGACACTATTGCATCAATTTCTTGTTTAGTGCCGGATAAAACGATTCCAGCCCTTAACCATACAGAACGTTCATGTTCTATATCTGAAGGCGCAACTGTATTGTATTTCTTGGCCAACAACTCCAATTTTTCTTCAATAAAATGATCCAATAACTCATAGTAGTCATTGTTCTCGGTATATTGGTATGGTCCATAAATATCCCCAAACTCACTTGTCCAGTTTTGTATTATTTTAAACGCCTCCTGTCTGCTACAATCCAACAAATCAGTAATACGTAATACAGTTTGCGTAGATATTTCCTGAAGGTTCAATAAGTAGTCCGATTCAGAACCTGTTAAATGACCTACTTCTATGCCTACAAAGCTATCTTGTAAAGCTTGTTCTAATGCGTCTTTAGATTCAATCAGCCCTTCACTATCATCGTCATATAAAACATATAACTCCATCAGTTGATGTTCCCAAATAAATTGAGCTTCTTTTTTTGAAACGATGCGCCATACAAAGCCATCTTTATTTACTTTAATTGTTTTTCTATTCATAACTAATATTGGGGTCTTCTAATAATTCATGTGATTCCAACTGCCGATATTCATGCCATCCATCCATATCATTCAAACCTGTCAAATACGCTTGCTGTTCTTCCGGTGTATCAAAACTCCTAACAATGTGGCTATACCCTTCATAACTATCTACAAATTCTTGAAAACTGCCGTTTTCGTACGCTCTAACTGCATCTTGTCCAAACAAAACATTAGTAGAAAAATCTGATTTAACAGAATCAACAGTGCTTGTGGCAGGCAAATAATCCAAGATATATGACAAGTGTCCAGCAAAAACTTCATCACATGAAAATTGTACCGGATTACCATATTCCTTATCTTCTCCTTCCAAACACAATATATTGTTTTTAACATAAGCTTTGGTAATCACAACATCCATCGGATTAGGGCAAATACTATCTATATTCACAGCAATAATAGGATAGCTATCACTATTTACATCCCATTCATAAAAACCTCCATGTGCTTGAATTGCTTCAAACACTTCTTTATATTCTATTTGTTTAATTCTTTTAACTAAACAATAAAAATCAGTATGTTTCATTATCGGTGCTTTTAATTGTTTAAAACATTGTTTAAGAAGTCATCGTATTAGTACATTAAATCATCATGTAAATTATTAGGGCATCGTTCATCAAACCAATGCCATACATCAAACTTTGAAGTGCCAGCAGGAAAAGATAAAAAATCCGCTTCAATTTCATCATCATTGTTGACAGGGTAATTTTCAAAAGCCTTCCAAAGTTGTCGTAAAGTATATAATTCTACAAATTCTTTACAACAATCACAATAATTGTCGTATTCTTCATCAAATCCCGTACAATGATTATAAACTTCGTGTGTATTAGGGTTAACCCACATTTGCGCTCTTACATTTGTACTTCCGCAATTAGTACAGTATCTAGTTTGATCTAAATCTTTTCCCATAACTGAATAGTTAAGTTAAACTTACACAAATACATTCATTTCCAACTTCATACTCATGGTATTCGCCATTCCAATGGTTTAATACTGAACACCACCCATCCATAGGAACAATGGAATCCAACCATTCTTTTAAAGATTCTTGTGTTCTACCAGCAGAAACAGCTTCTCTCCAAAAATATTCATATTCACTATCGTTATGAACTGTGTCTTCAGCGATTTGTATTAATTCATCTTCGGTTCCCAAATAATATTGAGTACCGTTGGCTGTGTATAGTTGTAAATCGGAATCTTCAATATTAAAAGTGTCATTCAAGTCACCAAATGTATATTTCAAGTGCATCCCCAAAGCGATAAAACGCATTGCTTCAGACCTGTCACATTGACGTAAATCCATAACCTGTTGAATAATACATTCATCTGCCACAAAATCTTCATTCCCCATATCGAATACAGGGTTTAATTCTGAGGATAATGACTTTTCTTCTTGTTCAATAAGGTCGCATAGTGAATCAATTTGTTGCTCTATATCAACTGGCAGCTCATCATGCAACCATCCAGACCCATATTTATAACCACGGTCATTGTATAATCCATGTATTGCTAAAAACAAATACTTAACATAAAGGTCATCAATTTGATGTGATAGCCCATGAGCGGTAAGTCCCAAAATATATACAATAGGGTTGTCACTCATATATTTCAATATAATTGTCTTGACACCCTCAATATAATCAGGATATATTTGGAGTGATTTGCAGAAAATATCCCAATTAGTTTTATCAAACCGTTGTCTGTGCTCTTTATCGTAACCAATAAATAAATCAACGAATTTATTGTAATCATTTCTATACTCTTGACTATTCAAATAGTCATCTTGTTTCACAGTTCCGGCAGACATATTGTTCAAATGATATTTATGCCAAATATCCAATAACTGTTTTTGACCTAGTGTTCTTGGAGCTATATATTCATAACATTGTCCACATGAGCAACCACCTTCACCAGTAACAGACAATTCGTATTTATTATTCAATTCCTGCAATGTGGCTCTACTTCGTTGAATATTTAAAGAATTGTTACGCAATTCAAAATTAACAACCCATCTAGTGTGGGTTGTATCTCTAAAGATGACTGTACGTTTATACATAATATCGTTTGATTTTTGATTAATCTTGTTTTAATTCATACACTCTTAATAACACGCAATCAGCTGGTAATCCAAATTTAGGATTACTGGAAAAGTATGGAGATTCTAAAGATTCTTTATCCCAATCAAAAACATACCCATTAGGGATAGCTTCGTCCAGATCTGCCAAAAACTTGTTGATATTATCTATATCTTCATTTTCAAGTCCTGAAAAATCTCCATTTTCAATAGCACATATCGCATAATTTGGAATACTATATGAATCATACATATTGTCTTCGTCATATATGAATGATTCTACATTCCAAAAACAAAAATCTTCATCAGCTTCAACAGGTTGGTTTTCATTAAGTTCTGTAACTTCACAATCGTGGGTAACGTCCTTTAATTGTCTTTCTTCATCTTCATCATCCACAGCAATAACACACTCATTTTTACGAGGCCCTACAATCTTAAAATATTTAGGATAATCAGATATGCCAGCCCATGATTTTACAGTATCAAAATCAAACCAGAACAAATCATTGAGTTGGGTGTCGGTCATACCCTCTGGATAAACCTCATCTAAAGTTCTTTCTATATCGTCCCACTGTGCATCTGTCAAATCTGCGACGTTATTGCTTGCTCCGGACCAGAAATTAAAGTCTCTAACTCTTGTGTCAAGTATAATTTTCATAAATATTCGTCTTTAATTATTGATTCCCATTGTGTCCAATAACATTCATCTTGACTATTGAACGCTTGTTCTTTTTCAGATTCACTCAAATCAGACAATTGCTCTCCTGGAGCCAACATATACATTTCAACATCTTGTTCCTCCTGAGAATACACCGCATCTAAACATTCTTTGCTACAATACCGTTCATCTCCCCAGTGATACCCCTCTATCATAGGTAATCCACAATGACTGCAAATTCTGATATGTTCTGAATCCAACATGTTGTTACTATGTGCTTTATACAAGTCATGCAGTATTTGGGTATGCGCTTCATTCCATTCGGATTTAACCAAATGAACATCTACATCTGAAGTTTGGGGTAATTTATTGATTGCTCTAATATCTTCAAGTGCTCTTTCGTATGCTTCCAGAATATCTTTTTCTTCACGTTTCCAGAATAAGAAGCAATCTTTAAAGAGTGTGTTGAAATATTCCATTAATAACTCCTTTGTCATATTTTGCCCTCCTTTTTTAATGTTTCTTTATATCTTCGATGTTCTTTCATTGTGTCTGCCCATTCTGATTTTGTTGGTTTGTATCGCCCTTCAGATTTTCTCTGTTGTAATTGTTCTTTGGCACGTTGAGCTTTATCGGGGCAGCATATAAATTGGACAAGACGTTTGCTTACCCCAAACATTTTTGCCAGTTTGGAGTAGCTTATCTTTTCTTCCTCACGCAACCATTTAATATATTCTTTTTGATCTGGAGTCAGTTTAATACGTCTGTCGAATTGGGTGCCGGCGATACAAATCTTCTCTGACTTGTACGGCATAAAATGTGTAAAAAGGGGAATAATGAGATTATTGCTGAATAGCTTGCAAGAGCATACGCTCTATATCATTTGTAAGATTGTCGAAAGAGATGAGGCTGGCAATATCTTCATTGTAACCAACCGTATCGGCATAAAATTCACACTGTTGGCGAATTGACTGGGCAATTCTGCATTGTTGCTCCCCTGATGCCTGCGAATAATCTTCCAACAGTTCTTCAATAGGGGTGTCAAACGGACCGAAATCATAACATTGTAAGTGCATTTCGCTAACCAGTTCGATACTAACCTGATTTGGGAGTTGGTAAAATATCTGTTTCATTTGAAATTCAAATAATCGTCATAAAAATTCGGAACTACCGGAAATATCTGTTGTACATGCCTATTGCCTACAAACTTCTCAATACATTGCTTAATCAAGTTATAGATTTCAGGATCATCTAACTTTACAGGTTCATATATCTCAAATTGATGGGATGTTTTAATTATAATATACATATCATTTGAGATCTTGGCTGTATTTAAGCAAACGTCCATAAGTTGTTGGTAAGATTTACCATCGCTTTCATATCGCACAATAAATGGATGGTGAAAAGCCTGAGCATCGCGTGATTGAGTCATTTGTTTTGTCCACTGTAAATCTAAACATTTCTTCAAAACGTCTATTGACTCATCTTCTACTTCCAACATATCAGCACTCCACAAATACCCGTCAGCCTGTATATCCAGTTTATACAATGTCATTCCATGATATAAAACTATATCAATTATTGTAGTTTTGGTGCCACAGTAATTAATCATTTCTTCACAGACATCTACGCCATTACAATTAATGATTGCATTTGGCATTTCATCGAAATTACCAAAAAACTGTGCATCTTTAATTTGTACTTTATCGCCTATTTTTAATTCCTTTTTCATATTATTCTTGATTTTCTTGTTGGTACTTTTTATATCTTTCACGGGCCGCAAACGCTTCTTTAACAGCGGCTTCCAAATCATCGAAATGTAAAGGAGTTATCTTAGCAAAATATGCTATCTGTTGAGTTCGATAACAACAATTACTCACCAAAGTTCTGGGCATACCAAACAAGGCATTTTTAACGAAATAGTCATCACTTCTTACTTCAAAATATTTAGATAATAGCTCAATTGCTTTATTACCCTGCTCGATAGCTTCATCTAAAGTATCATAAATACCAATTGTGATGGTACGTGTTGTATATCCACCCACATCTTCATTGACGGGCCTATCTTCATATCTCAATTCGATTGTAACCAATCGTTTAGGCTCTTTTATATTGTTCTCTTTATTCATTTTTGTCAATTTTGGTTTCTTCAAACACTCCAGTATAAAATCTTAAATCTTCCCAAAAACCATTGTTACAATACGATTCTCCCATTTTAGACGCTATCTTTTTCATAGCTGAATCACTTAAACTATCTGGGTTTAACCCTATTTCCTTCAGGTCGTCCCTCGAAAGGACGCAAACTACAAATTCTTTTTGCATAACCATTCTCCCTTCGTGCCATTTTATATTTTACACAAAATCTTGAAAATATTCTGCATCGTGCATTCTCACAATAGCTTCATATTCGCCGGCAGACAAAAAATTTAATTCTTCCTCAATTTGAGCAATATTATCTGTGTGAGGGTTATATTCATCCATACATCCGAACTCCCAAGTCTTTTCATTGGCAAGAGATTGCTCCAGCATTGATTGATATTGCGTCCAATCTATCGCTCTACACAAAGCATCCAAATCATCAATGTCTGGGATATTTACATTTCTTGTATTCATAACCTATCTGTTTAAGTATTTGATAATTAATTGAATAAACTCACTCAATACTGGCATTTTATTAACTGTTCTTTGTCCTTGACATGAAATTATATGTTCAAAAACAACAACTTTATCGTTTTGACTTTCTTGCAATTTTCTGTTTAAACTTTCAACCCATTGGCTTACAGGTTTATTATGAAGAAATTTCTTAATGATTTTGGCAGACTCTACCCAATCAAAAAGTGGAATTGCAAAACAATATTCATTAATTCTAATAATTTTCTGTCTTTTGACATACTCATCAATAGCAGATATAATAGCATTTTCCAAAAAAGATTCTAAACCTTTAAGTTCTTCGTTCAGCTTTGTTATTTCAAGACTGATTTCTTTAATTGACTTTTCCATAATGTTATTTTAATTTGTAACAATGAAAACCAATGACATACCCTGGAAAATCAGGACCAAAATCTTCGTCATCCAGATATTCACACTGAGGTTCAAGATTTCCGATATACGGCCCATTTTTATGCCATCTCCATCCTCCACCTTTATACGCATTTTCTTTTTCTTGGTATATATGATGAATAACTATGAAATATTTTTCATCCGGATCTGATATTTGTCTTTTAAAATACTCTTTGATTTGCTCTAGGTTATCGGCTGTACCATAAGGATTAGGCAGCAACCATGTAGCACTTTCATCAAATTCATTCCAATACTCACAGCTATAATCAAAATCATTACTGGAGGTTTCTTCAAACAGATATTTGTGTAGATTTCCACTTCCAGAATGATAAATGCCTGTTTCTATATGAGCTTGTGAAAAAGAAAATGCACCTTCCAACCCTTCAGATTTTGCCCAAGGCATATATGTGTCCCATAATAGCCAATCTGATGGGAGATTACCCCATGAGCTAATAGGTTCTGTAATTCTCAATGCAATTTCAAGATTGTAAGCGAATTCAGTGGGCTGTCCACAACGCATGTCCACTTTATTAAATCGTTGGAAAGGATTGTCTTTTTCATACTCATAATCACCGTATTCGCTCCATGAAATCACGGCAGATACCCCACCAGGCAAAGTTTTATAAAATACCGTCCCTGTTTTAAACGAATCGCCTTGTATTGCTTCAGTTGCCGTTTCCATAATCCACTGTCGCAACTCTTTTACAGAAAAACGTTTCATAACCAAATTATCTTTAAGTGTGAATGCTCCACCGATTTTGAGTAGCATTAGGGTTAAAAATAATACCTCCATTAATATTAGGTTTGCCATTGATTTTTTCACAAAACCCAAAACTATGTAAGGCAAAATCCAAACATATTTCGACCTTATGGTTAACAGCCTGCCTCGTCCAGTTAGACAAACGCTTCAAACAATTAGATAAACTATAATCATTTAAAGATTGGGCAAATATTTTAGCTTCACACACTTGCTTTTCCGTTTCCAGCGACATTACCAATTCTAAAGGCATATTGATAACCGCATATTCTTCAGGGTATTCTTCTTGCAATTTTTTAATTCTGCCGGACCAAATTCTTTGGTATATGATGCCTAATTCATCTTTCTCAATTCTACATAACTCAAATCCTGACCAATAAAAACATTTCGCTGTTTCATCGTTCCAATACAAAATGTTGGCAATAGCATCTAATGGGTTTCTCATCAATGCAATACGCCATGATTCTGAACGAAACATTTTATCCATTTGTGTAGGTCCAATAAGAGCAAGGGACGTGCCATGTTCACGCACCATCCATAAAAACGGCTCATCGGTATCCTGCAATTGAGCCACATCATATTTCTCAAAATCCTGTTTACACAATCGTGTGTCAAACAGTTCAGATCGCATTTTGTCAATTATTAGTTGTTCCATAATGTTGATTTTTAATATTTTAGACTAATATAACCCTTCTTATCTCTTATAATCTTAGGTTTATCAGAAGATAATTTCCGTAATTGCCCCAAATAACCACGGAGCCATACAACCATTAAAAGTATTGTATCTGGAATATCTTTTAATGTGTGAAAACGCTTTCCTATAACGTCCTGAGCTTCTTTTATATAATCATCTTGGCTAATCATACATTTACCACCTTTGAATATCGCAGTTCTCCAGTAAAGCCACGCCTACGAAGTTCTGCAAACAACATATCATCTGTAAAATCACTGATTTTGAATGTAGCCTTAACACCTTGCTGCGTAATTCCACCTTTATCGTTTTTCTTACTTCTCCTTTCTCTTTCACACTCTTTGCAATAATGAGCCAAACCATCTTTAGACGATTTGTTTTTAAAAAAATCAGATGCAGGTAATTCTCTGCCACATCTGCTACATACTTTTGTTCCCATTTTTATTATCGTTTATTCGTTATTATTTTTTATATAATCTTGCAATTCTCGCTCATACTCTTGTTCTGCAACTATTTCAGCTACAATAGAATCACCTTTATTAACCCAAAAATCTGCCAGAACATCAATATCTACACATTCTGGATGATGATCCAAAATACGCTCTTTAATTTCAGGTGGTATAGATTCTACTACATCGCAAGCATATTCCATTTGGCAAGCACGTATCATCAGTATTGTCAATGCTATACCTAATATGATTTTACAAAACTGTTTCATTGACTCTACTTTTTCGATTGTACAATTCTAAGGCACGCTTAACCAACAAATCTTGATTAGTGTCACTCAAATTTGCAAAGAACTCTTCAGTAGCACCGTATTGCGTATGGTTATGACAATACAAACACCATTTGTCCCATATATGCTGCCAACCACAATTAGATTGAGCAAATGCAATTTGACATTCTTGTTTATTCCAGGCATTCCACATATAGTAGAAAAAACTGGCTATATCATTACGTTTCATATACTTAGTGCGTTATATTCAGGCCATGTTTCAAATCTATCATGTACACTGATAGGATACGAGTGCCCCACCATATCAATAAATGAAGCGTCACTAGAACAAATATAATTTCCACCGGCACAATAATGACCTTCATTATCAGGGCGTTTAAACACCATTTCTGCCCATACATAATTATTGGATTTTTTGAGATACACACATTTGTCTTCCAATGCGTCAAATCTATCGCCTGTATTTTTAGCAGATTTTTCTTTTAACCATTCGCGGATTTGTTCTTTGGACACGCTTTCTCTAAACACATACAAAAAATCATATTTAGAAGTTGGACCATTATTACTGCAATCACTTCCAGCACTTCTTAGGACAAACCCCAATTCAAAATTTCTCATAAGGCTATCATTTTTCGTTTAAATCACTTTCTTCTTCTACACTCCCCACATAGCAATCCAAATAATAATTTTCTTGTTCTTCTGTAGGATTGTCTACGCTTACATTGTATTTTTCACAATATTTACACCAGCTTTCGGTATATTCCATGTTCTTACAACTAAATAGGCATGTCATAACCAATATTAATTGCACATACTTTATGATTTTCATACCACTGCATGACAATATCTTTTCTACACGCTTAGTAATACGTTTACGCTTCATATTATCAATTCTTAAAAAGGTCATACACAGTTTTGCGTCTCACAGATACATTTTGCGATTTAGGCACAAAGAATGTCATACTCATATTAGAAATAGACACAATTTTCACGCTCGTTCTTGAAATTCTTGCTCGTTTCATACTTTTAATACTTTTTATTGTTCCCGATTTGATATAAAAATGGCACGCACTGATTTAGTACGTGCCTTCAAAGTGATGCTGAGAGAATCGAACTCTCTATGGCACACCATATTCCAAAAGCATCTCAATCAATCCACCAACACTTTTCTTGTACCTTTGGCAAATCCTTCATGGTTTATGTCATCATACGCATAATACTCATACTTTTTTATGCTACGCTCATAATATCCGCGCACAAACAAATTTCCGGTTGGTGTAAAGCGAAAGAAATCTCCTTTACGCACATCTTTTAATTGCACTTGTTTCATAGCTTATGATATAAAAAGAGCGCACTAAATATTTTAGCACGCTCTTTAAATTATACAACCTATATATTTTATGCAGCCATTTTAGCGTCATATTCGGCACGTTTTTGTGCATTACCCAGAATATCCCACGCTTCATTAACCATCTGCATTTTCACATTATCCCCACCATTATCAGGATGCGCAGCTTTAACTGCTTCTTTGTACGCTTTCTTAATCTCTTCAGTGCTTGCATCACGATTTACGCCCAATATTTCGTAATAATTTGCAGCTTTGGCAGCTACTTCTTCAAAATTCAAACGGAACTTTAATGCGTCAAAAGATGCTTTTGTAGCAACATGTATTTTCTTCTTAAAATCACGCATGGCACCGGCCTGGTCTTTTTTTGTCGGTATCAAACCAATTCGAGACCACACGCTATTTTCAACGTCCCATCTTTTAGACGTTTTTCCATCACTTGTACGCACTATGATTTCAGCAGGTGTTCCGGCACGTAATTTAGACGCTATTCCACCATTATCCACACGCAGACCAGCCTCTATTGCTTTCACGGTCCAGAATGTTGCCACCACATTTTTCCACACACGGAAAATTTCGTCTTGTGTTTTATCCTTTGGTGTGTACTCATCACCGGCAAAATTCAATCCGCTAAAATGCGTTTCCCCATCACGATTTACGCTTTTATACACCAGTGTTACACCAACCATTTCATTCACATTCATTGCTTCAAATTGCACGCTGTTTAATCTTGTAATTGCTCCCATGATTTACTATTTTTTGGAGTTTTCTGGCAATATCGCCATTGTGGGCAGTCGAGGAATTGAACCTCGACCCACCAAAGTAGGGACACACCAAAAGCCACCACGTTTATACGCAGCAGCCAATCTGTGTCAAAGCCCAAAACTGGAACACGCCACTATTTCACTTTATGACATGATCCAGGCATACAATTTGTCCGTCACTCAGTAGCGCAACGGTACCGTGCGCCTTGTGTATGAGTGCTCACCAACTGCAACCAAACCGATTGAATTGCAATACTTTACATAAGTTTTGCGCTTATGTGGTAGGTAATTTCCATCGTTACCGTTAAAGCACACTCTGGGCATACACTTTTATACTGTTAGGGTTGCGTTGCGTTGGTGATTATATGGACACACTAAGGGCAGACCATTTTTCTCAGTTCGCATTAGGGGCAGATTTTCACACCTTTGCGTGGGCATCCGTTTTTCGGTATGCAAGTGGCAACTGGGCGCACTTATGGCACAAAGTCCACGCTTTTCCCTTTTGCTGCCTGGAGCTACGCACTAATAGCACGCTTTTGTGGCAGACTTATGTATATAGCTCCCCCGTGTCCCTGGCGACGGTTTGCACAAGCATATTTAAAAACTGAGCATTACAGTCACGGGTGTTCTTTTCCCAGTACGTAAACCTATCGGTTTCGTTTGGGCGTGCGCTTTTGCTTTCGCTTTCGCACTCCTTAGGCTAAATGTTAAAATTCCTTACTTTCTGTTTTTTACTTTCGTTTTAATCATTGCACAATACGGTTATTAATCACTTTTTTTGTCTGTTTGCGGTTTTCGCTTTTGGTAGGTTTACAGACTTAACCAAAACGGAAAGTTAACACTTTGTCAAGTAGCCGTTTCCTTAACTTGACATTGCGAAGGTAGGGCAAATATTTGAAGTATGCAAATAAATAAGCAATAAATTTGCATATAGACATAAAATTTTTTATAAAGTATTGATTTTCAGTTATTTATAATTGAATATTTTTATGAATAAATATAAGTAGTTGAAAATCAATGATTTACAAGCCATATACGTATGTGTGCGCGTGCGTGGTACTTATTTGTGGCAAATGTACCGGCACACATACGCACGCACACACGCACGCGCGTGGTCCTGGATGCGGCAACAAACACACACAAAAAGCATAAATTTGTAATAATTACAACAAAGGACAAAAACCAAAAACACACACAAAACAAATACTTTTGCCGTTTGTTTCACTTTTGCACAAAGTGAAACTATATAAATCATTGATTTTCAGTGCGTTGGCATCTAAAAATGAAAAAAAATAAGGGAGAGCCAGTCCCATCGGGGACGCATACCGTATATATAGTCCGGCCATTTTTTTCAATCTCGTTTTTCCAAATCACGATTCAAGCGAAAACGGCACCTCTTCCAGCAATTCTCAATTTCAATACATTATATAAACATCAATCCGTCATTTCAGCATTATTATTATATCCAATTTGCTGGAAGGAGGCCTTAATGTGTGGCTTATCAATGTTTTAGACAATGTATCTCAATTTATAACAACCGTCAATTATTTTTTGCCAAACTTAGTATAATCAAAATGACTGTATATAAAATTTTCAATATTTCAAATTCCCATTTTTTCCCGAAGCCAAATTTATAAGTCTCGTTTTCTGTAGAATAAACAAAATTTTTATCGCATATTGATGTTTATTAGAAAATCATTGTATTTTTGCAGAAACAATTGATTATTTCATCTGAATATGAAAACGAAAAAGCAAATTGACCATTTTCTCAGAAAGAGGAAATATAAATCTGAAATCGACTTTGAAGGAATTAGCTTGTACTGTAAAAACAAATATGGAATCAAGTTGCATGTTCCTTCCAGTTATTCCACAACAGACCATGCGTTAGATTATGCTGCATTTGCCAATTGGTTAGAATCTGGGTATGGGGCTGGAGATGTGGTAAAATGGGGCGAGTGTATTGGATTAGTTCAAGACTCGAATATAGAAGATGTAAAAATATGCCTCAGAATTGACAGAAATGGCCCTAATTTCGATTCAATTACAATTCCTATACAAGATATTACCCACGCTGACGAAAACGCCTTAAAACGCATAAATCACGTTCTTGATGAAATGGGCAAAGAATTTGGCAACCCATTTTTCGTTATAACCGATAAATTTATTCCTGGATCTGGCAGTTTAGTTTGTTTTCAAGACCATCAAACAGGCAAAGATGGGTATGGTGTAGTCCGTCAAATTCAAAAGACTGGAGAAATTATCATGTATTGCTATTGTTACAAAGGCGAAACTGTTAAATTCAATATGCACGAATATTTAGGCCATATCAATGATTTCTCTTTTACTTCCTTTAAGCCTACTGATTATCCAAGAAAAGCCTTAGAGACAGAGCTAAATAAAGCTGGAAAATCATGGAATCATTATTTAAAACGTATTGAGCCATTAAATATGCGCGTTGGTCTAAATGAACGGTATTGGTATATAACCGACAAAATGCAAGTTACATCAGATATTGAAAAGAACAAAGCAACAAGCAATAAAAGATATTTAGCCGGCAATTATTTTAAAAGAGAGGAAGATGCTGTGGCAATATTAGAGGCAGAAATGGAAATAAGACGTGATTTTTTAGCTAAAGCTGAATAAAACGAAAGATGGCTGGGAGTCAACCCTCTTCAGCCATCTTTTTGTTATAAAGTTCTTCTACATCCATACAATCATCATGTTCATGGTTGTATTTAAAAATTTTATCTGGAAGCAATTGCATATAACTCAAACGCACGCGTCCTTTTTGCGGAATTTCTTTCCAGAGTAATTTTAAATCGCTCTCAGGCACGTTTGCTGTTTGTGCCCAATCTTTTAATAATTCCCGATATTGCGTTTTCGTTATTTCATCCGGACGTGCTTGTCCGTTTTCGGCCCGTTCTTTGACATAATCTACCATTAACAAGGTTGCATATTCTGCCGCCGATAATTTTTCAATATCAATATCTGCGACTTCTTGAATTGAGTCTATGAACGATATGCGGCTTTTTCTGTCTTGTTCATTTCTGATCCTCGTATGAACCGGGTTTTCTTTCGTGGTACAAGAAATATCACGAAGTTTACTGGAAGCGATGATACAAAATAGTTCTCCGGCCTGTTCTTCCAAATCAAATCCAAAGATATTTTTTGCATCCTGTTCTGAGAGGGTCATATCACCCCCCTTAATTTCTTTTCGTTCTGTCCAAGCGTGTTCGATGATGCGTTTTAATTCTATGGCTGGGAAACGATAATCATCCATTTCTTCCATTTCTGAAAAATTGATACTGTCCCAAACATACCGGATTATTTCATCTTCATCTCCATCTCGAAATTTAGGCTGGGAAATAATTTGTTCAAAATCTGATGATGAAAGAACTGGAAGAGAAAAATCACGCGAATCAAACCAAGCCCGAACCCAATCGTTTTTTGAAGGAAGCTGAGAGCTTTCTTTTGGGTCATTGTCCAAGCTTAAATACAAATCTTGTTTTATTTCTTCCCCTTTATATATATTTTTATTATTATATTTATTATATATATTTACTGATGTACCAAATGTCAGCAGATTTTTGTCCTTTAATGCAGAAATTGCAGCAGATTTTTTTTCATCTGCTGACATTTCGGTATTTAATGCAGGATTTGCAGCAGATGAAAAAACGAGTTTTACACTATTTATCCCTATTTTTCGCGCGATTATTTGTTCTGCACCAGATAATTTGACATAAAGATGAATTTCTCCACCCTGTTCCAAGATAATATGCGATGAATCTGCTGCAATTGCTGTATCTAGACCATAAATCTGCTGCAATTTTTGCATTGTAACCGGAGAAACTGCTGCAAATTCGGCGTTTAATGCAGAAATGTCAGCAGTTTTATTTTCATCTGCTGCAATTTCGTCCTTTAATGCAGGATTTGCAACAGATTGAACTATTCTTGTTTGACCATCTGCTGACATTTTGGTATTTAATGCAGAAATGTCAGCAGATTGATTGTCGGATGTTTCCAAATCTGCTGCATTTTCGGTATTTAATGCAGGATTTGCAGCAGATTTGGAATCGTATTTAAAATCTGCTGATATTTCATCTAATATATTTTTAGGTATTTGAGAAAATGGAGTGATACCATTATCTGAATGACATATTTCATTTAGTTTGGCAATTCCCTCATACGAAATTCCAGATGTAAATTGATTGAGTTTGTAAATTTCATCCCAATTGATGATATATGTTCGTTTTCCACGTTCACTTCCTTTGACAAAAATGAATCCAATATCTTCCAGTTCTTTGATGCTTTGGGCGACTTTTCTTTCGCTTCGTCTTGTAAGTTTACTTAATGTTTTTGCTGAGATTTGAATTTCATCTTCACATATTGTTTTTTTACTATGAGCATATATTCTGGAAAATATAAGAAACGCATCGCCAGTTAATAAATCCATGATAGTGGACGGCATAGAATGGTATCTGCCTTTAAAATCTGCAAGACTATGCTTCATATTATTTATTTAAACATGTTCATTAATCTTGATTTGCTTTAATATAAAAATATTCATATTTGCGATTAATCATTTGCTTGACCAGTTTAAAGCCCAGTTGTTTGGCCAATCGTCCTACGCGCCGATTGTTCAGTTCAAACGGATAATTCTGAGCATAATATTCTTTCATCTCTTGTACAGAGACACGTTGTTTATCTGTTATCTTGTTCATTTTGGTTGTCATTTAGAGTTTTAGGATAGTCCAAATTGGCATTATATCCACACCAGGTACATATTCCAAGTGAAACATTCAAAATATAGTTTTCTCGACCACATTTGGGACATCTATATAAATAAAGTTGGCCGTCAATATATTCTAATCCTACAGGCAGCTTGTTTGATTGTTCCATACATTTCGGTCTATATTATTTTGTTCGCACAAGTTCGGTTTGCCCTCGTTCATTAATTGTTCGCATTTATCGTGAAAAGGGCATTGTTGACATGCCTGATATTGAATAATTACGCCTAAAAAAATTACGAATCCAATGATCAAGATTAAAAATATAAATAATACTATAGTCATCTTTGCAAATTATTAGTCATTAATACAAAATCATATTTTATCGGGTCTTTAGAGTCCCATGAGCGATAAACGTCAGTCAGTTCAAGTACAGCCTTCCAGCTTTCTTTCGGATAAGAAATCAACCCCATCCGTGTAGCCTGTTGAGCAACATGTGTATCTAAAATTGCATATAAAGTTGCCGGAGTAATCAGGTTGGTTTGCCATAATCCTAAATCTATATCATCTTTTCGGACCATCCATCGAAGCAGCATGTTAATACGTTTGCAAGCTGAATTACGTGATGGACTACCTAATCTTGCAGACTCTCCCCAATTTGACAATAAGTCTATTAAATCACCAACGCTTGCTTTTTTCTGAATGATTGCGTTTTGTATAGAATCGTATTTATTATAGAACAATCTCATTTTATGACACATTTCTTTAAAGGCTTTACCTTTTAATGTGCGATATATATTTTGTTCGTCCGGAATATCATAAAAATCTCCGTATTTTATAAATTCTAAAGGTTGCCAATTACAGTAATTCATTATTGAGTTGGCTGTTTTGATGATTTGTTCGCGTTGCCCCCAAGCAATAGTTGCAGTCAATATAGCGCAAATCTCTATATCTCCGATAGAGTTTGGTTTCTTCTCTATCATAGACTTGACCACTTGCAGTGGGTCGTTTTTCAAGAATGACTGGGCATCAAACTGTTCCCACTGTTGGTTTAATATGTCTTTAGTTGTTTTCATGTGCTTGTAAATTATCACGATAATAATTAATCATATTTGCGATTCGCTCTGTAGCCTTTTTCGTTTCATTGGCCATTTCATAGTTTTCCATTAATATTAATTCTTTCTGCCATTTGATGATGTCGCACCTGTCTTTCCATAACAACATTTCGTGCGCATCATTTCCGAATTGAGAATGAATCAATAACAACTGTTGGTATTGCAGTATCAACTGAAGGCGTTTTCTCTGGACACGTTGTTGATACATTAAAATTGAGATGAAAATAATTTGAGCTAATGACAAAATACTTATTACATATATCATGGTTCTATGGCGTTGTATGGTTTAACAAAAGAAGGACAATGTTCATTTCCTGGGATATGTGAATCGGGGATAATATTGAATGGCCCATCCTTTTCACAAGATTGGTCATAACGTAAACAGTGATAACGATCCCAGCAACCTTTGGCCATACATTTGTATGGGTCGTTTTTTAATTTCTGGAAATCCATTAAAGTCAGGAAGTCGGCAGTGTCAGGCAAGTCTTTACGAAAGTGTTCCGGGATTTTCCCCTGATGCCATACGTTGTTGGATTTAATCAATGTGCCATCAAATCTCCGTATATAAAATTCATGCCCCCCGAATCCTAAAATCACATTGTGAGGTCGTTTTGCGAATGGATGAATAATATAATGGTGTCCATTTATAATTTCCCGATTAACTGGAGGATTTTGAATTTTATCCATCCAGAAAGCGCAATGAAAACATACATGATGCTTGTGCATGAGTAACAGATACTCAGATGGGTCATAATTTGAAAGATCGTCTGTTTTTCCACAGAGACTACATGTAAATGGAGCAGGATGCACATTGTACAGTCCTTCATCTTGTTTTTGGTTCATGTAAAAATCAGTTTTGTGCGGGGTAATCCGCATGAAATAATAAACAGATAAGGGCACTGTAAGTGCAATCAATTGAGATGATGGGCCTTCAATTTAATTTGAAGACTTAAAAATTTTTAGATAGAAATAGAATCGAAGATATTGTTAACCTCATCTTCTCTGATACCCAAATAAACTTTTGTGATTTCCAAAGATGAGTGTTTGAATATTTGGTTCAGTAATATCAATGCCGCACCTTTATCTTTGTGGTTGTCATAAACATACCTACCAAATGTTTTCCGGAATGTGTGTGTTGAGAAATTGTCTATTTTAATCTGATATGACTCTTTCCATTTTTTTATTGTTTGGTTTACATATTGAATGGTAAATGGCTGGCCTGTTACTCTACTTCTGAAAATTAACTCATTAGGATTAGGCCGTTTGAGCAGAAGGTACAGTTCTTCAATATACCGTTGCACTCTATCATTAAACGGTATCTTTCTGGTTTTCCCAGTTTTCTTTTCGGTTTTTACCAAATAACTTCTATTTAAGATGTCGGCCCATGTTAATGACAATACATCTGAGGCTCTGAGTGCTGTACAAAACGATACGCGCACATAAAGCTCCCAGATGTATTTTTTATTTTGATGGAGTTTGTTGAGTAATTTTTTAAGCTCATCCATCGGTAGATAATCGCTTTTTGTTAATTGATTTTTCTTTGCCATTACTATATCATTTTAAATATGTACAGCAAAGGTATATGAAATTATTTAATTATCAAAATATATATACGATTATTGTCAATTAGATATAATTATTTTATATATGTCACTGTAAACCAATTATATACAAAATCCATATTTTTGGCTAAACTCATCTATATCTATAATTTGAACCCCCAATTCCAAAGCTTTATTTATTTTTGAAGATGTGGCAGCTTTGTCTTTGACGATTAGATGTGTGGTCTTTTTAGAGACACCACTAACGATTGTGCCACCTTCTGATTTAATATATTGCTCTATTTTTGCATCTCTAAATCCAGACATACAAACAGACATGTTTGCGCATACCCCATTTTGATTATCTTGTGCTAGTTGTGGAAGCAGTATTGGGATTTGTGTATCATCTACGAATTGATAAAATAATGGCAATCCTATGGCAAAAGCTTGTTGGGTCTTATTTAATTGTTTGAATTGTTCTGAATCCGGAGAAGCTAATATGTATTGTTGTTTATAAAACAAATCTATATTTTCCTGCCCTATTTCATCCAGCCATTTTTGAGCTTTAATTTTGCCCACACCTGTAAAGCAATCACTGGCTTGCATGAGTGTAGCGGCATCCACACCTTGCATGATTCGTTGATTGTTATCCAAAATAATATTAGCAATACCGTCTCCAAAGCCATCAATATGGATTAATTGGCCATAAGTTACATTGAGCATTTGTGGAATTGTGGTATATCCGGCTTTAAATATTTTGGCCAATGTTTCTTCACCTATATTTTCAGCTCCGCAAGTAGTATAAAAGAACACGGCTTTTGCCAACAACCTTCCATCGCACTGAGGATTGGTACAGCATAATTCTATACCATTTTCGTTCCATCGTGTAGGAGATTGGCAATGTGGGCATTCAGCTAGATCGTCCCATAGATCGTTTTGCTCAGTTTCATTTGCAGGTTCTATTACAGAGAGGATTTTAGGTATTACCCCTCCGGAACGTGTAACTAAAATTTTTGCTCCTTTAGCGATTTCGTGGTCATTAATCCATCCGGCATTATATCCTGTTGGATTTTCCATATTGCAGTCTCCAGTATCGACCATTTCAATATTTACTACAGGCTTTAAGGCACCAGATTTACTTGCTTTCCATGTAATATCTTTAACGGTTGTTTCAAAAGTCTCTGTAAAATCCGGATGCTTATACGCAATCGCATATAATGGGTTTCCAGTTGTTTGGTGACGACCAATTGCTTCCCACAAATATAAGTCATTTAAATAAACAACAATTCCGTCTATCGGATATAATGCGCTCCACTCCTTAAACAAATTAGCTAATACATCTTCTGTCAACTCATCTAAATGATAAAAACCATAAAGATGTTCTTGATTGAAAATTGTACAAATGTCTTCAATCAATGTATAAAATGTAGTATAATTTTTCAATAAGGGTGCGTTTATACCATAACGAAAAAAAGTAGCGTATTGCAAGTATCGGCATGGATTATCACGGTTTAGCAGTCCAGCTGCTGTATTTCTAGGTGATTTGAATGGTTCTCCGGTTAATTCTGAATTTTTACCTTGAAAGTATTGATGCCAATTGGCTCTACTAATCACAAATTCTCCATACGTGTATTGAAAACCATTTTTGTGTTTTATATGTGGCATATCTTGGTAATGTGCTGTACAATCTTGACCTTCGTTTTCCGCGCCACCTCGTGAGAATGCCTCTCCAGTTATTTCATTACATAGCAACGATAAGCCATCGAATTTAGGCATACATACCAACCCTGTAGTTTGGGTTAATCCTAAAGATTGATACCATTTTTTTAATTCTGACATGCTTTTCACTTTATTAAGTGATTTCATGGGAACAGGTAAGGTTCGTTTTCGATTATTAGGTATGATGGCAGGTTCAATGTGCTGGAACCATTCATTGTTTGGATCAATGCGTTTTAATTGATCAACCAATTGATCGTATTCTGCATCAGAAATCTCCGGGTGTCCAATTCTATATGTTTGATTGTAGTATTTAATTCTATTTATCAAAACATCTTTATTTTGAGTTGAAAAATTTTCCATTTGATATAAATTTTTAAAGGGTGAGTCAATAGTAGTGGCTCACCCTCTTTTGTTATGAAGAGATTTTATTTTATTTCAGTATGCCCAAATCCTTGTTCACCTCTTTCAGTGTGTTCCAAATCATCCAAGGACAACACGGGTTCCCATTCAGCTTGTTCATACTTAGAAATAATCATTTGAGCAATACGGTCTCCGTCTTCAATTTTAAAAGGCTCTGTCCCATGATTAATTAATATTACTCCTATATCTCCACGATAATCAGCATCTACACATCCAGGAGTATTTAAACAAGTAATGCCTTTTTTAAGAGCTAGTCCACTACGCGGTTGTATTCTTGCTTCATATCCTTCAGGTAATTGAATATGCAATCCTGTTGGGATTAATATTCGTTGGCCCGGATTTAATATAACAGTAGATTCGATGTTTGCTCGTAAATCTAATCCTGCTGATTGAGCAGTGGCATAAGCAGGAAGTTGATGTTTTGATGTGCTAAAAATTTTGATTTTCATATTTTTTATTTTTATAGGTCCAATTTTTTCTATTCATAGCCATTGTAGCGTACACCGTACGCTGCACGCCACATAATTTATCATATTCTTCAAGTTTGAGAGATCCAATATCAGACAAATCCACTTCAACACTGTTATCTATATATCGGAAATAATACATACCGTTAGAAATGAGTGCTCCAGTACAAGCTTTTGATATATTTCCTGGGCGTAACCCACTGAATTTAGCAGTTTCATTCACTGAAGACGCAATTAACGATAATAATTTCCTTCGATTAAAGATTAGTACAGGCTGAGCCTTACGCCATTTCTTCTCCGTCATTCCAGATTTGTTTTAACAATTCTGGCGTTAACCTTTTTTTGACAAGAGTCAATAAATGGGTGTCTGACACGACAATGCCGACAGTAAATAATTCGTCTATGATTTCATTGATATAAACGCAGAATTGCGGATCAACATAAGATAGGAACGGATAACATAAACATCCGTTAATCAATTGGTGCCCCACAGTATTGATAATGGCCAATTCTTTTTCTGAGATTTGGTAAGTTTTTGCAATTGCATTAATTTGAAAATCAAATTTTTTGAAAAAGTCTTCGACACTCAATTTGTGATTTGGGTCTTTTATTGAAAGATAGTGAGTAGCATCAAAAAATCTGCTATTATCAACATGAGTTCCAAATAGGAGTTCTGGGAATTCCGGAAGAGCTATTTCTGTACATTGAACATTTATGATGCTTCCAGTCCCTTTTACCGGAATCATATTAAATTTGGGTATTGTTTTTGTGAGTTTCTGGAGTTACCATTACAGATTGAGCTTTGTCGTATTTGACATTGCGAATTGTATATTCTCGTGTTTCACCAACCTGTTTAAGATAATCTCGTACATTTTCTATTGCTTCAGAAGATGAATATGCCGGCACATAAATCGTACTTTTTTCATTTTTGATTTTGCCCGTTTTTTCATCCAAATTGAAGTAAACCAAAGAAACTTGATATAGTCCAACTTCAGTGTCTTCTGATTCTTCAAAATAGTAACTAATTAATCCTCCGATTAATTCTGTGTCAGTTGCGAATGTGTCGTTATAAGCAATTTCTGAGATTTTGGTTTTTACGATTTCAATATCGACTTCACCATACTCGTTTTTACCTTCAGCTAATTTATACGCAATCGCTTCAGCATCTGAGTAACAAACAGCCATTACTATATCTTCAGTTTTGATAGGCACTATGGCTCCTGTTGCATCTGTTCCTTGATAGGACATTTTGATACGAAAATACTTAAAATCTTTACTCATGTTTAAAACAAATTATAGTTTAACTTAAAAAATATCGCTACAAATATATAACAATTACCTATAATGACATAATAAATACATAAGTTTAACATATATTTTATAGCTATATCACTATAATACAGAATGTTATACAATACAATATATTTTATTTAAAAGCAGGTGGAATATATAGATATGGGCATTTGAGAAACCAAGTATTCACGGGCAATCTATTCTTTCAAAAACTTTAGAAGATGGATATAATAAACTCAAATGTTACATTTCATGGCACTCCATTAGAAAGCATATTCAGAACAAGCAAAAAAACAATACAAGAATATGTGAGGGAGATTGATCGTCATTGTCGATATAAATCTGTACAATCACAGGTATCGAGAGGTGTTGTGCTAGATGATCGTGGAGCTTTGATAGATTTATATGACGCATGTGTGCAACAAGACGCGCATTTAAGTGCAGTATTGGAAACCGTAGAGTCTCAGATTATTGGAGAACGATATATGTTAGCCAAACAAAATGAACGTGGCAAATACATTAAAGATGTTGAAGAAACAAAGAAAATATTAGGTTCTCAATTTACTAAAATTATTAAGGGTATTGTAGAGTCTAAGTGGTATGGTTACACTTTATTGGAAATTATGCCAGAAATAAATCCTTTGACGGGTAAATTGGCAGAAGTAAATATCATTGAGCGGCGTAATGTGTTACCCAACCAAAGACGTGTCGTGCAACACCAAGGCCAATGGATGCCCGGATGGGATATTGATGCTGCTCAATATACAACTAATTATATATTGATAAATACTGGGACACTTGGATTATTTTCAGCTACAACCCCTTTGATTTTAGCCAAAAAATTTACGTTAGCTAATTATGTGAATTTTAGCCATACATACGGACAACCCATTATTCATGGAAAAACAGAGTCAGAATCTATACAAGATAGACAGCGATTAGCGCAAAACATAGCTAATGCGGCTCAAAACAAAATCATTGTTACCGGCTTGAATGATGATGTGGATATAAAAACGTTTACCATGTCAAATTCTGAGCATATCTACAGTAGTTTAATAGATTTTGTAAACAAAGAAGTGTCTAATTTGATTGTAGGTAGCGAATCTATGGCTGGTGAAACCCAGTCTTATGTTGGTTCCACCAATGCTCATCAAGACATTTTTCGAGAACGTATAGAAGTATATCGAGAATACATTGAAAATGTAATGAATGAAGAGGTATTGCCGAGGTTGGTTGCTATGGGATATATCAAACCCGGATTAGAATTTAAATATGCCAATCGTGTAGAGATGAGCAATAAAGATAAAATCAATCTATATTCATTTATTACAGATAAATATGAAGTATCTGCTGATGAGATAGAAAAAGAGTTTGGTATTATAGTTGGCAAACAGTTCAATGCTACTTCAGGCATAGTTGGTGGTACCAGTGGCATGGTTGGGGGCAGTTCTAATGATCGTGGTATTATGTCGGATGAAGAATATTACAAACGATATGGTCATGGACGTGGAGAACGCCGCGTGACGAATAAGGTAAATTTTCTGACGGAAGAAGAATAAAAGATAGCGGTTCTTCTTCCGTTCAAGCTACATCAGATTCCATAAAAGAAGATGAAGATAAAGCCGAGTATTTAGCTATCTACAAGATATTTAAAAAATTCTTACGTAATTATGGAAATTTAGAAGACCGATGGGATTTATTAGAAGAAATGATGAGTTTGCGTGCAGAATTTGCTTTCAATCATGCAATCAAGGGATTTAATATAGACTTTGAAAAAGCATTGGAATTATTGCGTAATCATAATGAAAGCTTAACCCAATTGGAGAATGAGCAACGTACAATATTGTTGGCCGCATTAGATAATCTGGTAGATTTTGCTGTAGCTGAAGAATTCCAAATGAGCCAGGCACTGCCAGATGATTTTGATATTGAGGATGAAAATGATATGGCAGATTGTATTGATGTTTTTGACAGATACAATGACATTTATGCCAATATTGAGAATAAAGACATTGAATATGCAATGGGAATTGCTGCTGGATGGATTCATTTTGCTTCTAACAGTGTTTTAACTTATATGACACAAGGGGATAATAAGGTACGCCCTTGGCACATGGCTTTAGAAGGCACAAGTTACCCCAAATCTTCTTTTCCAGCATGGTTAATACCCCCAATTGAACATGGATGCAGATGTTTTTTGGTTGAAGAAAGTGGGAACGTTATTAATCATAAACATAAAGTTACACAAGTGATGGGACAAGTTACCGAAATGCCAGATTTTGTAAATCCGGTATTTAAAGAAAGCGTAGCTACTGGTGGGCGCATATTTAGTGATGCCCATTCTTACTTTGTTATTCCCAAAAAATATAAACAACGTCTTAAAAAGATAGCACAAAATATCAAAGACAAATGGTTGGAAAGCAAATAACTCCTAAACAATTGGCTCAGCAATGGTTCAGATTGCCAAATAAATTTGAAGTTAATATATTCAATTTTGAGACGCTGATTGGAAATGCGGCTAAACAAGTATTTAAAGATTCGTTTTATCTGAGACGTTTTAATTCTGCCGGAACTTTTGCCTGGCAGCCCAGAAAAGAATCGTATTACTGGTCGCACAAATTTTTACAGGCTTCGGTGAAGAAAAAGCGTAAACCCAAAACACACCCTTTGTTAGAGGAAACCGGCACTTTAAAGCATTCAATTGTATGGGATAGAGTTAGTTCAGGTAAACAACGCGGTGTACAGATTTTTACTGACCCGGATATGTTTAAATTTAGCAAACGTCAATACGGACGAAATTTCTGTTATGCCGCCATACACAATGAAGGTGGTGCAAAAGTAGGTGCTACTCAGGGAGCAGCTTTTATACCACAAAGACAATTTATTGGGTATTCTACTGTAATTGCAGATAGATTGTCATCTCTTAGTATTCGTATTTTTGATGGATTTCCCAAATGATAGTCGATAAAAAAAATAAGCTTGTTCATTCAGAGCAGTCTAAGCAAGTTGTTGGTAATGATTTGTACGAAGACTTACCTATGCTGCCAGATGATGACAATGTAACAATAGAAGAGGTGGAAGCCAACCCTTTAGAGCAAATCTATTACGCGGTCAGAAGGGTATTGGAGTCTCTGCATGTGAACCCGGAAGATGACACATCACCTTTATTATTTCAAACAATAAAAATTGATAATGGCCAATTTGAACGTATTGTTCGATCAAAAGAAAACACTGAATATGCCATTGCTTTTCCAGCAGCTTTTATTCGATTTGTCAATGTACGTTATTTAGTGGCTCAGCAAAGAATCGGTGAGGGACGGGCCACAATGCGTATTCGGTTTGTATTGAATGATTTAAATAATAGTGACGATTATGTGGAAACACATGGTTTTCGTGTTTTTAATCAAATCAACACGGCTATTCAAGACGCAAAAGACAAAGAGCCGGCATTAAACGAACGATGCAACCTTACTTATTTTGATATGCCAGAATCTTTGGATAACGGATTACAGCCTTATTGGATAGACTATGAAGTATGGTTCCGCACCAGTTCTGCATTTCAGTATCGTAATTGGGTTGATAGATATTTGGTTATGCCGCCGTTTACTAATCATAGTGATGCTACAGAACACGATACAGATAATCATGGAGACCATAAAACTCCTACAATTGAAGAGGTGGCTAAGTTTGAGCCTTCTGTTGAGATAGAACAACCAGAAACTCCAGAAACAGACGATACAGAAGACGAATAATGCAACCATATCATTTGCAGACATCTATTCTTGTGAAAAAAGTTATAATGAAAGCAGATGAATTGAAATATGTAGTGGGTGAAGTCCAAGAGTCTAAACCTGTTTACATGCGCTTTTATGGTCGTATTGATGAAGAAAGCACACGCTGTTTTAACGATGAGTTTTTATGGGTACAGGATTATATCAAACCTTCCAAGATTATTATCAGCATTAATAGTGAAGGTGGAAGTGTTCTGTATGGTATGGGAACTTTCGCTATCATTCAGCAATGCCCTATCGAAGTTGAAACGATTATTGAAGGGTTGGCCGCTTCAATGGCTTCAGTATTATGGGCTGCCGGCACCCGTTCTTATATGCGCGATTATTCCATTTTGATGATTCACAATCCATTTATTCGCGAAGAAGGCGAGACAAATCCCGACAATGAACAAACGATAAACGCATTCCAAAAACAAATTGAGACTATTTATCACAAACGTTTCGGATTGTCAAAAGCCAAAGTACGCGAGATCATGGATGGGCCAGAAGGATGTGATGGTACTTATTTTGATGCTAAATCCGCAGTTGAGGCCGGCATTATCTCTCCGGAATGTGTGTTAAAAACTTCTAAGCAGATTTGCAATAAAGTTAAAAATCAAATTGAAGGGGTGGTAGAAGCAAATGCGTTACAAAAAATAATGGCTTCTATCAATACCGAACTGGGCAATTTTAAACCACTTGACAATTCCAGTTCTATTCCTAATCAAAATCATATAGAAAATTCAAATTCACAAAAAATTATGAACGAAGAACAGAATTTTGCATTTGGTTCTGTATGTGCCCAGCTTGGTATGGATAAGGGTACTGAAGTTAATTCAGTCATTACTCGTATCAATGCCTTGATTGAAGCTGAGAAGAAAGTCAAAGAGATTCAAAACTCTTATGATACTTTGAAAATTCAAAAAGAAGGGCTGGATGCACAATTGACCAATGTACAAAACGAATTAGCGTCAGTAAAGAACGAATTGAAGGTTTATAAAGATGCAGAGCAAGCGCAGCGCAATGCAGCTATTGAACAATTTGTTGATGATGCTATTTCTGATGGAAAAATTGACGCAAGCGCAAAATCTAAATGGGTAGAAATGGCGCAAGGTAATTTTGAAATGGTTCAAGCTACTTTGAATTCAATTGCAAAACGTGATAAAATCTCTGCTCAAATCGCAAATGATCCTTCCAACATCGACGACAATGCAGCAACCGGTATGACCGATGCTGAAAAAGAGTTGGCTCAGAAAGTTGAAGCCGCAGTAGGCAAAGACTTCCAGTTTAAGAAACTTGACTAAAACAAGTAATAAGATATGGCAAGTTCAGTAAATTTTGCACAAAACACTTATGCCGGTGAGGTTTTAGAAGATTTGTTAACCTATACCGCCCAAGGAAATGATACTTATCAAGAAGGTTTGATTCATATTAAATCTGGCATTCAGCACAAATACACTATTCCATCTGTTCAGTTGGGTAAAATTATCCAAGATAATGTTCCAACTCCGACATCTACACAGGGGGCCGGTGCAGGAACAGCTGGAGGTTTGAACCAGTACACATTCACAGAACGTTATCTGGAACCCAAAGAGTTCATGGTATATCTGGAGTTCAATCCGCACGATTATGAAAAGTATTGGAAATTCGCTCAGCCGGATGGTAATTTGGTGTTCCGCGAGCTTGATCCGAAGATTCAGGCAACTATGTTGCGTTTGCTGATGGATAAGAAGAATGAGTATATCGGTGAATCTATCTGGTGTTCAGCTAAAGGCGGTACGTCTGCTGCTAAAATTACAGCTCCTTCAGGTGGTACAGAAATTGGTGGTGAAAATGCTGGCGGTCCGATGAAGTATTTTGATGGTGTCATCAAGCGTATTTTGGCAAATACAGCTACAGATGCCAGTGCAGAAGAAAAGGCCGGTGGACAAGTTGTTATTGCGGGAACCACTGAGTTATCTACAGGCGAAAACGTAGAAGCCGCTTTCAACGCTATGTGGAAAAAGTGTCCGAAGCAGATTCGCAAAAAGGCAGGTCTTGTCTTTATCTGTGGATGGGATATTTGGGACTTGTATGACCAATATCTGAGTGATAAACAAGTGAAGTATTCGGATAATACAAAGGTCAATGAATATCGCTTTAAAGGCAAGCGTATTGTGCCTATTGTTGGTATTCCTGAGCACACAATCGTTCTTGGTGAATTTACCACCGGCATGAATTCTAACCTTTGGATGGGTGTAGATTACGCTAATGATACAGAAGTTGTAAAAGTTGAACGTTTACAGGCAAATAGCGAATTGTATTTCTTCCAGATGCGTATGAAGATGGATGTGAATATTGTTCGTCCTGCCGAAATTGTATGCTGGACAGCATATACTAATACCGTAGGCGGTTAATCAAACAATAATATCACATAGTCCGGGGGAGTGGAGTCGGTGCTCCATTCCCCTTTTTAAATTTAAAAGTTATGGCAAGACGTAAAAATACAGAAGCTCCTGACACAACTCAGGTACAAGAAGTTGTTCAAGTTGCAGAACAGGCAACACTTGAAGTAACAACACAGACTGATGAGGCCGCAGCACAAGAACCGGCTCAAATAGTAGAAGAACCAACTCAGACAATAGAAAAACCAATAGACACAATGGTTAATCAAGCTAACGCTGATTCCAGTGCATCTGTGGAAATCCCCGAATATGTACAAAAGATATTAGCATCTTATCCGAATTATCCGTGTTTGTATATTGACACAAAGGGCGGTGTATATCCTAAGCACACACAACCTAATTTGGTCTCAGGTGCTATTCTTTATCAAAATCCGTATTATAAACAATAAACGATAACAAAATATGGCATTAGGTGGTGTTTTTATGAGCGATACTGATGGCAATATTGGCAGTAGCTCAACAACCTCAACTGAAAAAGTTACCGGATTGCTGTTTGATATTTCCAAACAAGAAAGTTTCTTTGATGAAGGCGCAGGACTTGCAGCTAAAGATAAATTGCAAGGCACAGTTATTGAGATTAACTCAATGGATGATTTAAAAGATTTGGGTATTACCCCATATAGTGCTGATAGCAATGTAGATTTGTTGTTTGGTATTCCGTATTATCATATCAAGCATTTCTTTGGTATTCAAGGTGATAGTGGCAGACTATTTATTATGTTTGCTGACTGTAGTACAGACTGGAGTGCAATCGACCAGATGCAGCGAGCAGCGCATGGTATGATTAATCAGCTTGGTGTGTGGACCGAACAGTCTTTGTGGAAGCAAACCGATGAGATGGCAGAAACATACAGCATTGATTTGGTTACAGGATTACAATCTAAAGCAGCATCATTGGCAGATGAAAACGCTCCACTCTCTATCGTGCTTAGTGCAAACCCTGCTGTTATTGCAACTGCTGATGAACCTAAAAAACAAGTTGAGTTAAGCAAGATTCCATCTTGTATAATTGGCGCACGTTTTGTGACAGTTCTGTTAGGTCAAGGGCTTGATGCAGATGTTACAGCCATGCAGGTAGCCAACCCTAATGTGACACCAGTTGGTAATATTGGCGCAGCTTTGGGATGTTTGGCAAATGCTAATGTGCAAGAATCAATCGCTTGGGTTAATAAATTTAATTTGATTGGTTATTTCCCTGATATTGAAATGGGGTTCGGTGACGCAACTGTTGCAGATGATAAACTGACCAGTTCATTAAAATATTCTTCACTGAATAAAATTCAGTTGGATGATTTGGATGATAAAGGATATGTCTTTTTGTGTAAATATTCCGGTTTAGAAAGCGGAGTATATTTCTCGAAAGACCAAACTTGTTCGGATGGTGATTATCGTACCATTGCTCGTAACCGTACTATTCATAAGTCAAGACGTGCTGTTCGTAACGCTTTGTTGCCTTATGTTAACTCGCCATTAAAAGTTGATCCTAGTACGGGATATTTGTCTACTGCAAAAATCACCATGTTCCAGAATATTGTTTCTGATATTCTGACCACAATGCAGAATAATGAAGAAATTTCTGGATTCTCAGTCACAATTGATAAGAATCAAAATGTGTTGAAAAACGACACATTGATTATTAAATACTCGTTAGTTCCTGTAGGTGTAGCAGCGCGTATTGAAGTAGTTGAAGGTTTGGCATTAACTAACAAATAATCGACAAAATGGCTATAATTAATAATGTCGCGTATAGTTGGTCCATGATTCGTATTTCCATTCCTGCATTAGATGTGTCGGAAGATTCTACTATTATGCAGGGAGTATCGGAAATCAAATGGAACAAGACACGTAAAGTAGAAAACAATTATGGTATTGGTGGTAATCCTATTAATCGCGGTTTTGGAAACAAAACTTGTACAGCATCTATTGTTATGGATTACAATACTGTATCTCAACTTCGAGCATTGGCAGGTTCATTAATGGATTTGGGAGAATTTGACTTGATTATCTCATTTACCAATGCGTATGCCGGGGAAGATTGGACTGCCGAGACCGTCACTTTAAAAGGCTGTATTTTTAATGAAGATGGTTTTGAAAGTAAACAAGATGACACCAATATCACAAAAGAATTCCAATTGAATCCTTTTGATATTATTACCGGTGAAGGTACTAGTTCGTGGCTATAACTTCTAATATGGTGTGTTTTGAGAGGTGGGTAATATATCCACCTCTTTTTTCTTATCAATTTAACATATAAAATACAGTCAACACAAAACTTCAATTACTATCAAACGCTATTCTTGATAAAACATTAATATTAAAGTTATGGAAAATATGAACGAAGATTATTTCTCTTCTGATAAGGTCCAGAGTGAGATTGAAAACAAGATTACAACATTGAAACAAAACGACCCTAAGTTGAAACGTATTTACCCCATTATGGTGCTTGGAGATGTAGAAGCCGGGGAAAAGCCGTATTATATTGGATATTTCAAGCAGCCGCCATTTCCGGCGTTTAGTAAATATTTGTCGCTTTCTCAAAAAGACCAGGCCGGTGCCATGCGTGAGTTGGCTAAAGATTGTTTTTTGGATGGAGACAAAGAGCTTATTAAAGATGAATCTTTGTTTCTGTATGGTCTAATGCCTCATCTGGCCCAATTGATTGAAATGCGACAGGGTAAAGTCGTAAATTTATCAAAAGCTGGGAAGTAAAAGACGATCAATATTTTAGACATCGTTTAATAATGATTCGCCATTATTTTCCCGGCGTAAATTTAGATGAATTAGATGATGAAAGTTTTGCTATGCTCTCGGAAGAAGCTTATTGGCTGCATAGCAAAATGTTAATTACCCAGCAAGCTAATGCTTTGGGAATGCTTGCATAAAATTTCTTCTCTTTCCGTTTTTAGCCCTTTATCCAGTTAAGGATAAGGGGCTTTTTCAATCTTTAGACTAATCAAAAGGCTATTCTTTAAAAATAAATTTTTAAAAGGATGGCAGAAAATTATGTAGTTAATTATCAAATAAATGTTAATTCTGACCCAGCTTTAGAGTCTATCAGAAAGTTTCAAGAGGCAACCGCACAAATGGAAGCACTCTCCAGGCGTTTTGATACGATTACTAAAGGTATCGGCAGGGTTAATTCTGCATTGGCTTCATTGAATAAGGGGCGAGTGGAAATTAGGCTTGATACTTCTCGTGCAGAGGCAGGTTTAAGACGTGTGTTAAATCTATTATCGCAAGTAAAAGCACAAGCACAAACCACCATGTCTAATAACCGGGTACAGGTTGGGCGTGGCGCAACAACTATTGGTGGAACCTCTACATTAAACACCAGGAGTGCAGCAGTAGATTTGACTAATTTGGCGAAAAAAATAAAGAGTACACAGACTTCTATTGATAATATCAATAAACGATATATTCATCCGAAAGCCAATACTAAAACCGCTATTAATAGTCTTGATGCTTTAATCCGTAAGATACAGCAAGTAAAATCTCAAAGTAATATTACCATAACCGCTACCGCTTCTGGAGCTTCCAGAACAGTTAATCCAGCCGCTGTTCCTGCTGGTACAAGTTCTAGAACGTCCCGTACAAGTGGTGGTGCCGGTCATAGCACTTATTTATACCCTTCGACTCGTCAAGTGTTAGGTCCAACGTATGCGAATACGGGTACTAATATAGCTGGCGAAATGATTAAGGGTATGGGGGTCGCGTATGGATTAAGCTCGTTGATGAGTGGAATAAGTGATGTCTTTAGAGAGTCAACCGCATACGACAATATTACGCAGACCACTAAAAATATTCTAGAAACCCATGATAAATTACCAGGATTTGAAGGCCGATTTGATGAAATGAATCGGACTATGCGACAAGTGGGTGTAGAAACAAAATTTACTGCTCCCCAAGTTGCTTCTGCCGGAAAGTTTTTGGCTATGGCCGGTCTAAATGTAGATCAAATCAAAAATGCTATTCGGCCTATTTCCGATATAGCATTGGTTGGTGACACAGATTTGGGTGAAACAGCGGATGTAGTAACTAACATTATGACAGCGTATGAGATTCCAGCTAATCGAATGAATAATGCTGCCGATGTCTTGACTATGACATTTACTAAAACCAATACTACCTTGCTGGAGTTAGCCGAATCTTTCAAATATGCTGGTACCATTGCACACCAAACAGGGTTGGATTTTGAAACATCATCTGCTGCATTTGGCGTTTTAGGAGACGCTGGTATTAAAGGTTCTCATGCTGGTACTACTTTACGAATGATGCTACTAAACATGATGAACCCTACTAAACGAGGACAACAAGCATGGGAAACATTAGGAATTAGCACTAAAGACGAATATGGTAATTTGAGGAATTTTGCTGACATATTGAGTGATTTACACAAAAAACAACAATCTATGTCTTCAGGTGATTTTACTTCATTAATCAATCAAATGTTCCGTATTACTGCTGCCCCCGGTGCTTTAGCTTTGATTAGTAATGTGGGTAAAATGAAAGATGTTATTGATCTTAATACCAATTCATTTAATATTGCTTCTCAGTTAGCAGATGAAAAGAAGAATACCATATTAGGATTATGGGACCAAATGACCTCGGCATTTACTGAAACTGGTATGCAACAGTTTGAAGCTATGCAGAATGTTATCCGAGACTTTTTGAAGCGGATGATTGCACTTATGGAATCGCCTGAATTTGCTAAAGCATTGGGTAATATGATGGAGATGTTTATGAAATTAATAAATGTCATTATTGATGTTTTTAAGAAAATAATGGCATTTTGGAACTGGCTTCCAGGCTGGGTAAAAAATGGTTTAGTGTTATTCGTTAAAATACAAATGACATTAGGCATCATTGCAGGAATCGGTCAAAGTATATTAAGTACGTGGCTTATGATTCGTGGAGTTGTTGCAGGAAGTTGGTTGAGTAGCTTTTTCTTAAAGCCATTGGCTACAGCTTTAGGGTATTTAATACGTATTTATAATGTACAAAGAAATTATCATAAACTAAGCATTGCTTCTTCGTTAATAAATACAGTAGGTGGCGGTACTTGGGGAGGTGCAAAACGAGGATGGGCTGCATTAACAGACAATGTGATAGGTTCAGCTGCCAACACAGGTGCATCCAGAATGATAAATGCTGGAGGTGGCCGAGCCGGAAACATTTTAGCAAGAGCTGCTTATGCAACACCTTGGGGAGCTTTAGTTGGCTTAGGATCTTGGTTATTCACAAACCCTTTGGGGTGGATTACTGGAGCTGTTGTAGGGGTAGGTATATTGGGCCATCAGGTTTATAAGACTTATCAAGCAACAGAAGCTGCTCGCAAGGCTAATGAAGCCTGGGGTGAAAGTTATCGGAATCTTGGTATAGATAAATTAAAGTTATCTGATCCAGATGCTCTGATGATAGGAAATATGCGTATATTCAATAATGAGTTGCTGACCCAAAACGAGCGTGTAAAACAATCCGCAGATTTATGGCATCGTTATTGGATGGAAAAGAACGGTCCTAAAACAAAAGCTGAAGATACCACAAAATTTATTGAAACACAAGAAGGCCAGGCTTGGAAAGAGTCATTAAAAATTGCAGACCAATGGTTTGGTGTCGGCAGAGCATTTGAGCCAATAGTTAATTCTCTTAATGGGAAAATGACATCTGAATTTATTGGTTCCGGACAATCACCTTTATATCAAAATACATTAGATTTATATGGAGATAAAATGTCTTGGTATTCATCTAATGGTGGAATTAATGAAAACGCAGCCGTCCAGATTCAATTGGCTAAAATGGGAGCAGATGCTAATAATCAGAAAAAATATGAATTGGAACAGTATCTGGCTCAAAAAGTATGGACTGCACATAGCTATCAAGATTATCAAAAAATTATAGCTGGTGCTTATGAACGTTTTGTACCATCATTGAATCGAGTAGATCATCAATGGGATTGGATAAGTAGTGAAAAAGCAGAAGACATGACCCAAGCGGACGTACAAAACTCTTATCGGTATGTTTTGGCGTTACGTGCTAATATGCAACAGGTATTTGACGCATACAATGAATTAGCAGGTGGAATTATCAGAAAGATAGATGAAGGACAAAATGTTTCACCTATGGAAATCCAAACTGCTTTGGAAAAATCTTATGGGTGGTTGTTTGATACGCGTAATGGATTGTTTGGTAGTGAGAGTTGGCTTGCTAAAATAAAAAAAGTGTACGAGTCCCCAGAATTATTTGGGTTAAACAAAAATACTTCTAATGATGAAATTTCCAGTTATATTACTGAAACCTTTAACAGTCTGCTTACTCTGTTTAATACATTGGATTCAAAATATAAGCCTGCTTTTGCACAATTTATATATCGAAATCCGTTTGAGCAATTGTTAAATGGACATAGCAATTATTCATTGCCTGAAGGTGGTGTCAGAAGTGGCTCAAAATTGGGCGAAAAGATGACGATAGATGGAGTTACCTATACATGGAGTCAATTAGCTCCAGAATTAACTCCACATTGGAGAGATAAAGAGGGACGCATTTATACCCCTATGGATGCAAAAAATACCTTCAAGTGGACTCCAACTACAACCAACAATGATTTGTCTACTAATTTACATAATGGTTCTGACCAATCTCGTTATCGTAGCCATTATGACAATACTACAGCGGCCCCTAAACAGGTGATTGTACGTATTGAAAACCTTATGCGCGTGGACCATCAAACAATTGATATGACAGATGATAAGCAAGTGGCAGCTATTAATAATATTAAGCAAGAATTGGCCACAGCTTTGTTAGATGTAGTTCAAGATTTTAATGCAAATATGGCGTAAACAATTATGAGTTTTATAAGTTCTGCATTTTCTAATTTAACGATGAATACGTACAAAGGGCTGGCCAATACTGGAGTTAACGCAGTCTTTTCTACGGCAAACTATAGAAAAAGAGATGGAAAATTGAAATTTTATTCCCCTCGTGGATATGAAAGTGTGTTTGTGTATGCAGCTAAACGTACTATGATGCAAATGACATTTGCAACTATCAATGATCTTTATCCTAAATATTTAAGGCAGTTGGATCAAAAAAATACTGCCGCAGCTTATCAAGCCAATCAGGGAAAAGAATTACAAACAATCATTAAAGATGGGCAAAATGCTGATGCAGACACTTTCAATAAGCAAGGGGTTGTATTAAAATATCAAGGAAAACCAGCCAACGAGGGGTTGTTGTTATGGATTAAAAACGAAAGTGGACAAGCACAATCCGTGACCTTTAATACATATTGGGATAAAATTAAAGGGTTAAGCAATGAAGCAGCATCCGCTTCTTTGCTTAATTCATCTACAGAAGTAAAGGTGCCGGGAGACCCCGTGTTCTTAGATTTAGGAGCTATTGTACAAGCACAAAGTTCTAATAATTTGGTATTAACCAAAGTACAAGGACGTGACTATTCTCGTAAAGAATTAATTTCTGGCGGTGATGTCAATTTTACTGTAACAGGGAAAATTGTGAGCAATTACCCAGATGTATATCCTTATGCGGAAGTATCTAAATTCATTACGTTAATGCAACATAAAGGAGTTATTCAGGTATGTAATCTGTTATTTCAACAGTTTAACGTGACCCAGATCTTAATAAAGGATTTTCAAATGGGTCAAAATGAAGGTTTTAAAAATGTACAACCTTATAGTTTTACTTGTGTAGCTGTTGAACCTGATGATGCCGTTACAGTAGTTGAAGATACTATTAACGCTACTAATTTGGAAATTGCTCAAATGCAGAAAAAGGGTTGGGCAAAAGTATTGTTAGACAATGTTAAAAAAGCAGCTGCTTCACAGGCTGCACAAATGTTGGAATCACTTACTTCTAATGTAATTTAGTTAATATGAAAAGTTCGACTCCGGTAGTATATCCAGATGGATTAGATATATTGGTTTGCAAAATACTGATTTGGGAACCAGCCGATAAAAATACAATTGATACAGATGACCCATCTGAAGATAAGTGTTTGGTTATTAGAGAGTGCGCAAGTATTGAGATAGAAGAATCATATAAAAAGCTAATAGGAACAGCATTAGTTAAATTTCCAAAAGGAACTATCATCAAGCGCACACAAACCGCAGAAGATTTAGAAAAGAATGGAGCCTCTATTGTTTATACAGAACGTTTAAATGACGGAACAATTACAGAGGCCCGTTCCGGATCTTCTTTAGCCCAACCTTCAGATTTTAAAGTTGGTCAACGTATTCGGATTTATTTAGGGTATTACCATGATAAGGGGCGGGTGTTTGCTAACGCTGAAGAACGCAGAAAGGTTATGGAAGAAGAGGCGTTAAATCATACCGCTAATTTTGATGGTTATATTGTAAAATGCAGTGTGTCCACACCCTTAGAAATCAAATGTGAAAATATAGCCAGTAATTTAAAAAGGAAGACGTGTCCAAATGTGATTATTAATAAGGCTACAGTTGTAGATTTGTTAAAATCAGACGGCAAATATAAATTGTTGGATGGCACTGGGTTAGAAATTCATCCAGATACGCTTAAAGAACAAACCGATATAGGGAAAATCAAGTTAAGTGATGATTTAACTGTTGCTGATGTTTTAACAGAATGGAGTAAGTATGGATTATATTGTTTTATATGTTACGAAGATAATAAGCCATATATTAAAGTAGGTATGCCATATTCTAAAAAAAAGACAATGGCTATAGCTAATAGCAATGAACCAGCTAACGGCACACTTATTCAATTCGATTATCATGTAGCGACTGACAATCTCACTTTAATGAATGTAGACCCTGCATATTTAGCGGTTTCAGCAGAGGGATTTAAGATGGAAGGAGACAAACAAATCAAATATAGTGTTACTATTCGTTTGAACCCTCAATGGACCGGCACAAGCGATACAGAGCATAAAAAATTTCAATTGTTGAATGAAACCAAATTGAGCAGAAAAGCAATGAAGATGGGCGCAGTCAGCAAATCAAAATCTAGTGATAAGGTTGATTTAAGTCAATACCACATTATACCTTACATATCCAGAAAAATTGATATTTCGGAAGACGAATTGGTAGAAGAAGCAGAAGAGTATTTTGAAAATTATAACCGTAATGGCGTTGAAGGCACTTTAACTATATTCGGAGATTTACATATCCGATCTGCTGCAAAAGTTGAATTGTTAAGTTTACGAAACCCAGAAAAAAACGGTTGGTATCGCGTAGAAGAAGTGAACACTCAATTTGGAGTCAATGGTTTTCGACAAACTTTAAAACTACCTTATTGTATCGCAAAACCCGAACAAGATTAAAAACGTATGAGTATGAAAAAGGATATAAGCAATTTAAATGCAAACGAAACCATTTATGAAGCAATCAGGCAAATTGCATTACATAAACTGGTCAATCCACATACTAATGTGATTAAAAATACTTCTAAAATTTCTGGATTTGTAGTTAAAGTACATACAGATGCCAGCGATGAGTTATGTGGTACAGTAGATGTGCAGGAATATTTATCAGATTTGTCTGAAAAACAATATTTAGACAATGGTTTACCAGTAGGTTTGCATGAAGGAGTATATCTTTCGGCTATTCAAAATAATGAAAACGGATTAGTGATTATTCCTTATTTGTATTCAGATGTGGTCATTACTACGGACCCTGATACATTACGTGAATATGTGATTCAATATTCTCACGCAGATACAGTACAGATTGATGCTCATAATCAGGTTACAATCGGTGCTACTGAAACAAAAGAATGGGAAGACTCTGAAGATGGCCCAGATGTCCATGAGCTTGAAAAAACAGGTGTATATGCACATACTGTTTATACCCCCAAGTCTGCATTGACGGAAGTTGCAAAAGGCGAAAGCGATGCAGACAAGAGCAGTATAGAAGTTACTGCTGACCAAATATTATCAAAACATGATAAGACCGAGCTATTATTGGATGCACAACAGTTATTAGCAAAGTATGACGCAAAAGAAATTATTATTAAAAGCGATGGCGTGTATTTAGGTAGTGGAAATGCCAAAGAACCTGCTGTGTTGGGCAATCAATTGGCTACACTGTTAATAGATTGGTTAAGTGCATTGTCACAAATGATGACTCCCACTATGATGGGACCTCAACCGCCGGCCAATGTAGCTCAATTTATTTCTTTGCAAGCAAAGGTGCAATCATATAAAGCTGCTACATCCGGTATCTTATCAAAAACTGTAAAAGTTGCAGAATAATATGGCGCAATTAAATGAAGGTATCGCTAATATCCCTGAAGGCAGTGCTTTAGAAGGTATGTATAATCGTTTGGTAGCAGGTCTGGAGGAAGCTTCTAAAGAAACTCTTCCAGACCTGACCGGACCGGATTATGTACATGTGTCAGAAGACGGAAGCGGTTTATTACAACTCGATAAAGCTGTTTTTCCCATTACTTTTGAAACTAGCATTGTTGATGAGGCTAAAATTAACGCTACTATTAAAGAGCATGAAGACATTACCCGTAAAAACGCTGCTTATTTATTTGCCAACGCTACAGTGACTAGCTTAGGAGTTGGAGATAGTGGTGGAATTAGCGGTGCCGTTTCATTAAACGGTGACTCCATGTTGGGCAAATTAAATACTTTGTATGGATTTTCATCCGGAGCTAATGGAATTAAAATCTTAGATGTTTATCAGACTACAGAAGAAGATCCGGCTGCCAGAAAAAGCATAGTCAGCATAGATGGTGAATTACACCTTAATGCACATGGTTTATATATTAATGGCTATAATGTTATTAGCTATGACAATGATATTTTATCACTTGATGCCAGCAATATTGCTTTAAATGGTGACGTAACTTGTTCTGGAGTGATCCGTTTAGGTGATTTGACTATTTCTAAAGATGGAATCAATTATAACGGTCTGGAGTTCTATCATTCCGGAAATGCAAATAGAAAAGAAGTAGATTGGACAATGCGTAATAGCCATGTATATGGTACATTTACAGTAGAAAATTCCAGCACTTTTAAATCAACTGTTTCCGCATTAAATGGTGTGACTTTAGGTTATAACAATACAGGTGTATTTGCCATTACTAAAGCCAAATTAGCACAACTTACCGGAGACCTTAATATTATTACAGGCGGCGTACAATTTGATGGGAATTATATTATTCATGTTAAAAATGACAATGTGATTTCTTTTTCTGCTGCAAATAAGATTTTGAATTTGGGAGATGACGGCACACAAAAAATCACCTTACAATCAGGATTATATGATGATGATGGCGAATATGAACTCATCTCTAAATTCGGATCCGCTTATTTCCCAGAATCATTTAAAGCTGGTCATGGATTAGGTAACACACTAATGACCACCTATAAAGTATCTACTGAAAATTCCGGCGTGGTTTTTCATCGTTATTTGAAATTTGTAGATACAGGAGGACCTGGATTTTATAGCGATGGTGAATTAGTTATTTTTGAAGGACCATTCCGATATAACGATACCAGTGAAGCCAGTACAGTACAATTAACTGAAAGATATAATACTTCGTTTGGATATAAGGTTTCGACTAGTTTATATGCGCCGGCCAATCGTGTATCTGCCAGCTTGATGTTTGCCACAGATGCAGATTTTTACGTTTTTGACAAACCGTTAGAAGGAAAAACATCTCTTGGAATTTCCGGTAGCAAAACCCGTATCTTGGAGAATACGCTATTCTTTAATGACAATATTTATTGGTTAGCTATCAGTGATGGTGTAAAACATTATGGCCACGCTTATTTTGTAGATGATATAGGCTCCGTTACTTTTTCTGCTGGCTTTGCCGGCAGTGGGTGGAAAATCTATAAAAATGGATTAACCGGAAATATTTGTGCAACATTTGATGAAGTAACCGTGCGTAAAAAAATGCGCATATACGAATTAGAAGTTCAAAAAAATTCTGCTACAAATGGCTCTATGTGGGTTAGCGATTCTTGTAGTGGAGATATTGTAGAAGAAATATTATAATGGCAGTATATTCATATCGAAAATTTAAAGTCAGTATTAATGAAGATTCTAAAAAAACACAAGGGTTACATGTAGGAGATATTGTACGTAGGCAGTATTTCGATTCTCCTAATCTTATTTATTCGCTCATGTGTGTGTTAGAAACCGGAACAGATACTGTTACTGTAATTGAAAATGGAGAATCTGTGCAAAAAGAACGTCCGTGGTTTATTGGAGCATTGCTGGAAGGCGATGCCCCAATGTCCGGAGAATTGTTAGATTTTGTACGTGTTACTAATTTATGGGATGCCAACCGATTGGGAGCCATTTATATGACCGCCAGCGATGAACAGTCACCATATATAGATGTTATAGACGGTATTCCTGTTGAACAGAGTTTATGCTATCCATCCAGTATTAACAATGTGTCGTGGACTGATTATTTTTCTCAATATACAATAGTCGGTCGTGCGTATGTGACAGCGACTTATCAAAAAAGTTATCTGGACAATTACCGAATATGCTCATTTGTACGTAATTCGGTTACAGCCAACACCGGTACTTTTATCGGTTTGCAACAACACATTGAAAAAACTTTGGGCAATCCAGACCGTGTATTGATTTCCTATAAAATAAAGTCCAACCGCACATTAAACAATATTATCGCTTCGTTGGGATATACAGACGGTTCCAGAATAGACGGTACTTTAAATGTTACCTCAACAACCGAATGGACTTATCAACTTCATGCTATTACTGTAGATTTTTCAGACCGCTATCAACGTATGTTTTCTTTGAACGTGAACGATAATCTATCTGAAGGAGATACAGTGGAAATTTCTGATTTGAATATTGTATTGTTGTCCTCTGTCGCCAATTTTGCCGGAGGTTTAAAGATGCGTTTAGGAAAGCTTAACGGTATCAACGACCCGGTTTTCGGCACGTTGGATAATTATGGAGCCTATATGCAACGTTTGTACGCCACCCAGCAAGTCAACATTTCCGGTACGTTAACAGCCGGTGACGAGAACGGGTTCGGATGTACATTCTATGCCGGAAAGATACATAAAAACGTGGTTATAAATAGTGTTGCGTGCGACTTTGATTCTGCAACCAGTATTGTCGCTACTAGTGACAATCCTGTCGGCGTGGGTGAAGTATATAGTTCAGACCGTACCATTATATTAAATGCCCAGACAAATGCCTGGATGTTAGGAAAATTAGGTAAACAATATTGTTTTTCTTTTTGGTTGAAAACAGATACCGATTGCGATATTCTAATCTCACAAAACGGATATTCCATCCGTACTATTATTGTGGAAGGAAACGGGACATGGCAACGCTATTCTGTGGCTTTTACCATACAAGACCCCAATCAAGATGTGCCTCTACAAATGTCTTTGCAACAGTCTGAAGGCACTATTTATTTTACCGCACCGCAAATTGAAAAAGGCAAATACGCCACCCAATACCAACCAACTGATGATGTGTTGTCATACGTAGAAGATTATGGAGCCTGGTTTAACAAAGGGGGTATCGGTGGAACTATTCAGAATCCATTACTTAAACTGAATGATGACGGTTCCATCTCCAGTAGAGACAATTCGTTTATTATCAATAATGACGGGACAGGACAGTTTGCCAATGGACGGTTTAAATGGACAAAAGATAAAATATTATTACAAGATGTCACAATCAAGTGGGAGGATTTGGATGAAACCACCCAAGAGGCTATTAAACCAAAATCAATCAGGATTCTTGGACCTACCGTATTTGTGCAAGAAAATGACACTTATGCCCCCACCAGTATTACTCTTCAGATAAGCGAAACCAATTTTGTGTCCACATCAAGTGGTAGAAAATGGTATTATCTCTCTTCTTCAGGGGATTATGTATTGTTAGAAGGTGAGAACGGGCGCACTTTAACAATTTTACCTACAGCAAGTTATTGGCAGGAAAAAACAATATTAACTATAAAATGTGTTGTTACAATAAACTCTTCAGAATACTCAGATACTATTACTATACAAAAAACAAAAAATGGTGAAAACGTATATAGCGTGTTGATAACTGCTTCGCGTGGCACTATTTTAAAGGACGGTGTTGAAGAAACCACATTGACAGCCAGCGTATATTATGGCAATGAAGAGGTGACAAATTTAATTCCCGACAATATGTTTAGTTGGGTAAAGGAAAGTGGCAACAGTGAAAGCGACACAGAATTTGCCCAGCAACATGAGGGGTACGGAAGAAATTTAACCGTCCGATTAACCGATTTGATTAATACAGCCAAATTTGGCTGTAAAGTTGCTAAAGATTAATCATTGTTTATTATGGGATTATTAAATTTAAACAAAAAGACCGGCGATACATTTACAGCCGCAGAAGTTAATCAGATTGGAGCAGCTATCGACCAAAATACTAATGATATTGCAGAATTGCGCAGTAGCATGATGTATTGGTTTGTTGATTACGATGAAGGCAACAATACTGCATTAGCTGTTGGTGGAAATATGGAAGTTCGCCAGAATTATTTTGATATGTGTGGCCGTATCATTGTTAATCGAAATGGTGATGCTGCTAGGCTTAATGCCACAGACAGTAACTATTTTGAAGACGGTACAGCTGCAAAACATGATGGTAGTTATGGACAAACAATGGCATACAGACCACCTTTGTATGGCAAAGTAGTTCGTTTGTCATCTACTGTTGTACGAGTTTATAAAAGCCCAACCCCTATGCAGGGATTTACTTTATTGTATGATACTATTGTTGAGGGGGCGTTTTTGGGTTCTGTAGAAACTATTGATGGGCAAATCTGTTTAATGAGTTTGGCCAATACTTTACCTAAAGACAGTATTAGTATGTCAACAGCCTGGGGATATGCACAAAATTATGGTAAAGATTGGGGGTTAATGAATTGGACCGCTTGGAATGCGGACAATTTACTTGCTCACGATTTTTGTAAAAATCGTAATGTACGCCCCACTTTAGGCTCTGGTATTATTGGGGGCACCAACTCAGGGTCAGCATCAGGTGTAGCTTATACAATTCCGTCTGGATGTACTTTGTCTTTAGGCAATGCAAGCGGTAAAGTTTCGGTTACTGCGCCTGATACTTCTGAACAATTCTCGGAAGTTTCTTTATTTGGCAAAGAGTCAGCTTGGGGCAAAAAGTGGCAATTTATTGCCGGAAATATCCATAATGGTAGTACCATTTATATTTGGGATGATAATAAAGTAGTGAATGGCAATCCTCCATCTGGAGTTAATTATCGTACTGCCTATTTTAATAATGAAGCTGCAAACAACTGGAAAGGTGTATTAAAAATGGCTTTTGGTGAAAAAGCTGATTTGTTACCAACCGCCTATCAAAGTAGTCGTAATGAAACTTTAAATTATGCGGCTTCGTGGTATTTGAATGGTGCTGGTGAAATTCTGCACGGTGGTGGGTACGCGAACAACGGCTCGAATTGCGCCCCCGGTTCCGTGCGCGCGAATAACGTGTTCGGCCACTCGTCTTGGAACGTCGTGTCTCGGCTCTCCTACTACGGTAAGTTGAATTTTGTTAATGGAAAAGAATTAGTAGCTGCTGCTGGCTAATTTTCCAAACTCTTTTTATTAGGGAATACTAATCTTGTATAGTGAATAAGTAAATTATGGTGGTGAGGTTTCTAAAAAACTTCTGCACGGGGGGGGGAA